TGGCGGAGAGTGAGAGATTCGAACTCTCGGTACAGTTACCCGTACTCTTCCTTAGCAGGGAAGTGCTTTAAGCCGCTCAGCCAACTCTCCGTAATGGCGGTCTGACGGGGAATCGAACCCCGAACGCCGCCGTGACAGGGCGGAATTATAACCGTTTAACTACCAGACCATTACTACTGGAGCGGATGCCGAGAATCGAACTCGGATCTAAACCTTGGCAAGGTCTCATAATAGCCGTTATACTACATCCGCCTAAACATGGTACCCCGTAGGAGAATCGAACTCCTGTTGCATGGATGAAAACCATGTGTCCTAACCACTAGACGAACGGGGCACACAAAGAGATACGGTACACTTAGGGAATTTTTACAGGGGCCGCTCAATCTGTTTTATCCGGGATAAGCCGGAGTCTACTCTAATTAGCCTTTTCCAAACCCAATTTACGAAATACCATTCGTGCATCTCTCATTCTTCACTGATCGGTTTATAGGCGTTGATCAGTAGCCTTGCAAATTATGTTCTAAGTTTTATAGTGCAGTAAACACCCGGGCACCCGGGAAAAGTTACACTCTGCTACACACTTTTTTTAAGAAAATAAGTCTTCGTTATCTTCTCTGTGACCTTCTCTGTACGCCATGTTAGTTTGTGTTTCACGAACTTCCACTCTAAAACACCATAGACGTTCTGCTTCTGAAGGCCCCCACATGTCTGGAATATAAACTCCATTGACATATTTGTATACTTGATCTGCTAATGATTCGCAACCAAGACTTGGAAGTTCTACAACTTTTGCAATACCACGTTTGTGTGCTTCTTGATACCAATCCAAATGAGGATCATCTTGTGCTACTATTAACGTATGATCAAATTGATCTTGTAAAAAACCTTTTAGATCTCTAAGTCCGCCATAATCTGCTACCCAGTTACGAACATCTAGATCGTTAGCACCAAAGTAAAACTTCATGCTAAAACTATAACCATGAATAATGTTACAGTGACTATCAGCTCTCCATTGGCGATATGCAACTGGAAACTGATCCACGTATTCTTTTGTGCTTACATATTTGTAATTCATTTTATCTCCTAAACAATTAGTCAGTATATTATACTGGTATTTAGACTTTTGTCAAGTGTTATTTTAGGTTTTTTGGATTATTTCTGATGTTTAGGCAGTTTTGCTTCTACAAACATTTCGTGGATTCTTTTAACAGGATTATACTTTTTCATTTTAAGTTTCCTATTTTCCTGTGTTAATGTTTTAGTTTTAACTGCTGTATAATGATAAGTGTGACTATCTCTAGTTTCACATTCTGGGATAAGATATACTGTTACGTTTTTCTTTTTACTACTACTTTTTGCCATGTCTCTGTTTGTTAGTGTAAATGCCCAAAGTTAATTGGGCATGTACGATTAAAATTAACTATTCTTTTTTTCCATTATTGCTACTGCTTTATCAAAGTCTTCCTGACTTACTAAACCTTCACGCAATAACTTATCTCTGTTAACTAAATGTTTTGCCGCGATCTCGTCTTTGCTACCTCCGAAGTATGCTACTGCATGTCCTTCTTCAATTAGCACGTCTGTTGCCATTCTTCTCTCACCGTTCTTTTCAACTTCGAAGTCACCTAAGATACGACCAAACTTACCTTTCATATCTTCTCCGTCTTTGTTAATCTGTGTTTTAAGAATAGGTCCGGACTTACCTGCTATAAGTTCTTTGAGTCTTGCTTTTGCCAACTCTCCAAACAAATCTTCAACTTTATCTGATGTTCTGCTTTCTGGTGTATCAATACCCATTAGCCTAACTCTTTCATCTGTAAGGACTATTCCAAATCCTAAATCTATGTCTACGTCCGCTGTATCACCATCAACAACTTTCAAGACACTACATCTATATTCATACATACCTACTACTCCTACATATTAGTGTGTGTTAAAGTAGTATTTATCGTATGTTGCTAAAAAGTAACGCCTTAGTATGTATCCATTCTATGGAAAACGTGATTATCTATTTGTGCAACTCTTACATAATGGTCAGCCCAATACGGATCTGCTAACTTATCATTAAAATAATGTGTTGCACCGTTAGTAGTATCGTGTATCTCATGCTTAAGAACCATAGTTGCAACCTTGAGGCTTTCTTCCCATGCATTCATATTGTACTTTATAACTTTGCCTTCAGCAGTTCTTAAAACAATAGCATCGCTCTTACCGTCGCAGTACCAACTAAATTGACACTTATGCCTTTTAGGTACTGATACGCCTTTCCAATTTACTCTCATGTGCGATTGATAAACCACATCACAAACCGTATTTGGGAATCTTTCGCTGTATACTCTATTCAATGTTACATGAGCAACTGCAAATTTTCCTCTTACAGATTCACCACGTGCTTCATGATATATGTTCCTTGCAAGGCAATGCATTTGGTCTACATCGATTGCTTTTTCTGGAATTAAAGGTATGTCTATTGTGATGTGTCGCTGACTTTCAACCGTTGCTTCTGACTCAGTATTGAAATATGCTGTAACACCAAACAATACTATTAGACTAAAAAATATGTTTCGTCTCATTTTGGTCTCCCTAATTTGAGGCTAGTCTTATTTTTAAACTAGTTTTATATCAGTACTTGCTTGTTGATAAGATTTGGATATTTCCGCATCAGTTTGTGTATATGCAACCACTGTTGATTTATTTATTGAAATTGTGTTACTTTGTGCTGTCATCATCCAAGGGATAATACCTAAGCCTTCTTGACCGTGTGCAACTGTTCTAACTTTTGAAATATTCAATTCAGTATCTGTTTCGCTTTCAAATCTAGCAACTAACTCCTCGCCACTGTTTAACTTAACTGTAACGATTGATCCGTCTTTGATTGGTTTTTCTAATAACATAATTTTTCCTATTTGTACTATTATATACTGTTTTAATTGTTTGTCAACCGTAAATTTGGCTTAAAAAATACCATATTCCGGTCAATTTTGACGTTTCTTGTAAATATTAGTATGGACAGACTTAATTCAGTCTAACAAAATAAAATATTGCCTCCCTCTTAGAATAGGCTACATAGTACAAGAGTACTGCAATATCTGTCCAGACTTAATAAAGTTATGTGGCGCCACAAATTTTATAAGAATAAGGTTTCTTCTAACTGCGGAATTTTACCTTCCGCGAAGTTTTCCATTAGGGTTAATCTATCCGAACTTCCTCTACTTCCATGTACATGAACAGCCTGTGCTTCATTGAGATCTATCTGATTAAACTGTTTGTTTATTCTATTGCCTTCGAGTAGTGCCGGATTGTGTAAACATTGGTATGCAAGATGTGGTTGATATATTTCGTTAGGTTGTATATCTTGACTCCACAGCATAGCATTATATATAATTTGTTCACTATCCCATCTTTCTGGATTCCAATTTTCAACCATTTCAATACCCAAGTCCCATACATCCTGACTCATGCCTTTGGGATAATATCTAATACCACAATTGAAGTATGCGTCAAACTGTACGTTATAATGATCACATGATGTTTTTACAGGATCAGTGAGATTATACATTCTAAAAATGTTATCACTTAAAAAGAAGTTTGTGGGTTGTGTAAATACAACATCTAAATCAGCATATAAAATATTATTGCCTTGTTGCCATAACTCGTAGATTTCATAAAAGTTCTTTTTAAAGACTTCTCTTATATCTGTTGCTTCTCCCCTAAACACTTTAATTTCGTTTAGGCCTTCAACATTCTTAAGTGCTGATGATGTAGCAATCTTTTCCATTGCGTTATAATTGTCTACCAGACCTTCTTCACTTGTTCTATCGTTATACCACTTTGTATGGTCTGTGATATTATAATTTTTAAATACTAAAAAGTTTTTACTCATTCGGTACCCAAACATACGAACTTAGATCGTCGTCTGCAATTTTGTAATTCATATCTTCCATAAAGTCTGATACGTCATCGTCTTCCATTGTTTTAACTTCAACAAAAATAGTAGGTTGCCATTTCTTAATAGTTTCAACTGCACCTTCTAACACTTCTAATTCATATCCTTCAACTGATATTTTTATAAAGTCTAAACTTGCTGGTCCATCAATATCTTCGTCAAGCATTTTTTCTACAAATGTGTCCATTGTGTATTCGGTAGATTGTTCTTCGCATGAGTAATCTGCTGTGGCTGTAAGGGTAGAGTTTGTTTTTACACGGTCAATTTCTAAACAAAGTTCGTCTTCACTGCCTAAGCCAAGACCATGTATTTCAAGTTTATGCTCTAACTCTTCTGTGTTTACTTCTAAGCACCTAATAAAGTCTTCAACTGGTTCAACTGCAATTACTTTGTCAAATTCTTGTAATAGTCTTGTAGTCCAAAAGCCAACGTGAGCACCTACATCTATTGCTACACTATTATGCTTAAAGAAAGGCTTAGCCATTTCAAACTCTTCTTTCTTATAGTTTGGCTTCTTTGGTAAGAACGTGTCGCCTGTTGGTATATAAAAGTTTGTGTTTTTAATTTTTTTCATATCTCAATCCTAATAAACTCTATTTATTGGTGAGTAATGCTCTATCATATAATTGCTGGCTAGCCAAATTCTTAGCCTTTGCCTCGCATTGTATATCAAAAGAATCTAAGAAGGTCAATGCCCAATCGTTAGCATCGTCATTAGGATAGTAGTCAGAATGTGCTCTTAGTTTTTGCTTCTTAGCACCTGACTCTAGTAGATCGGGTATGGAGTGTAAGGCATTATGCCGTGTTGTCTCATCAATTCGTGTTGATTGATCAAGCCATTCGTCTCTGCTGTAACTGTAATGTAAAGTAGGCCTGACGCCACGCCAACTATCAATAACCATTTTAACACGGTCATCATTCGCTTGTATGTATTCTTCATCTCTAATCCAGTGGTGGTGTATATCTAAAACAAGTGCAACATGATCTTTCAGCATAAGACTTGCGTCTAAGCCATGACACATCTCGTCATTCTCGATAGTAATAATGTTTCTAGCCTCGGGGGATAATCTAGGTAGCACATCAATAATGCCTTGGTAACCTTTTCTACCTGATATATGTATGTTGCACTTGAAGTCTTGAAACTCTTTGCCATAGCCCATCCAACGTGCCATGTTCACATGATACTCGAACTCGTCAATGCTACGCTCTACTATGTCAGGATTGTCTGAAGCCAAGACACAAAACTGACCAGGATGAAAACTGAGCTTAACGTCACGCTCACGAGCATGATCACCAATTCTTCTGAATCCACGTTCAAGTTCTGCAAGTACTGTTTTATCTTCGAATACATAACGCCAGTCGGGTTGTGTTGCCATCGGTATTTGATTGCTACCTAACCTGACCATTCTCCTTTCAGCAGGCAATGTGCCTACATATTCTACTAGGTTGTATGCACTCTGCATGTTGTGACGTACAATTTCTAGTAAGCGATCTTCTGCAACAGAACGTTCTTGTCTGTTACACCATGCTACTGTGGTCTGTCTTTCTGTGTAGTTCTGCTGTATTTCTTTAAGTACCTTAGGCTTTTGCGTTTGGTCCTCATCTAAATATTTACAACAGAAACCGATTCTTTTAACGTTATTGTTAAACATTTCTTAGCATACCCAGTGTTTTATCAAGTTTATTAGTGTCATCGTGTTCAAACATTATAGCATCTAATACATTCTTTGTCAATGCATTTGCCATCATTTCCATAACTTCTTTTAAGTCTTCTTCGGTGTCACCAAACGGTATAATACCTTCCACTGTCATCGTTTCAGGATTGCCATCGTCATCATAAAATACTTCATGTATTTGATAATACTCTTCGTCTATACCGTTATGTGTATGTATGTGCCTAATGACACGATAATTCCACGCCATGCATGTTCTCCTATTTTAATATGTATTATACATGATATTATCTTAGTGTCAATCTTTAAATTTAGATAAATATGTTATGTAAAACTTTCAAACATTAGGAATTATAACTATGGCAACGGTAAAAAAATACAATTTAGCAGGTTTAAATGCTAATGTTGAATTAGGTAAACAGGGCTCATATATAACTGGAGCATCTGGGAAAGTTGGCTTTTATGCTAACGGCGGTGCATTAACTAAGTTAGAAATTGCAGATGCGACAACGTCGACAGAAGCAGTTACTAAAAGTCAGTTAGATGCAGTAGCGGCAGACTTAATACAACATATAACTTTAGACTTTGACTTCGATTCAGCAGATTCTAATATTGCTAGTATCTCAGCAGGTTCAAGGATTATCAGTGTAACTGTTGACATTCCTACAGCATGGACTTGTTCAAACAACACTGGAACATACATCGAAATAGGTGATGCTTCAAATAACAGTAGATTTATTAGAGCAGGAGACGTTGACGTTAAGAAAGCAGGTCAATATCATTCTCAATACCAATATGAATATGCATCAGCAGACAATTTACAAATTAACATCGTAGAGGGTGATGCCTCAGCAGGACAAGGTACAGTAAGTGTTGTATTAGCAAGTGATAGTGTAACTGTTACAGACTACGGTTCAATCACTGGAGCACAAAACAGTAACAGCGACTTAGGTAACATATCTTAATAGGAGTAACAAATGGTCGATGCAGTTAAAAATTATGGCTTAACAGGTGTAGCAAAAACTGTTGAACTTGGCAAAGAGGGCAATAAGATTGATGGAACAACTAGTTCCTCAAAAATTAGTCTTAGAAATAATTCCGATGCCCTCGTAAGAGCCGAGATAGCAGATGGTACTGCGTCTAGTCATGCAGTAACACAAAGCCAACTAGATGCCGCAAGTGCAAACAAAGTTGGTGTTAGTGAGCATACTGTTAACTATGATGATAGTGGTGCACAAGATTTGTGTACTGTGACGGCAGGCACTAGAATATTAAGTGTAACTGTAGAGAAAGGTTCAGGTAACTGGACAGGGTATAATGATACAACAAACATTACAGTAGGTGATGGCGTTGTAGCAGACAGACTGTTTAAGTTCTTTGATCCAGCAGGTTCACAAGTTATCGATCAAACTGATCATACTTATTCAGCACAAACTGTTTTAAAAGCAACAGTAACACAAGGTGGTGCTTCAGCAGGTACGGCAACAATATTAGTTAGATACGCCGGCTCGTTAGTATAAACTATTATGCGGTTGGGTGACTTAAAAAAGAAAGAAATTGAATATGAGCTCAGAGGTGAGTCTCCTAACAACTATGCAGTTTGTATAAATGACAAGCCGTGGAAGGTTGTATCAAGTCGCTCAAGAGCAGAAAAGATGGCTAACACACTTAAGGCAAAAGGTAAAAATGCCGCAGTACATATGACTGGTGCTCCGGTATCAGAAGCAGAACAAGTAAAAGCAAGTGACAAAAAGCCTAAAAAGATCAAACCTAATAAAGGCAATGAAAGTCCTCACCCAATGAGAGGTAAACTAGTAGGCGAGACAAGTATTAACACTGGTACTCACCCTCATAAAGGCAAGTATCAATTAAAACTACAAAAAGATGCAGATTCAGATGCTCATGACGTTGTGGTTTTGCAAAAACATCAAATAAATTCATACACTCAGTTGTTACAAGACAAATACCCAGATGCTAAAGTTTGGGCAGAACTAATAGAAGCAAATAACAAAAAACCAGAACTACCAAAACAAAACAATCCAGTAGCAAAGCATAGTAGAAATATGCCAGGTGCTGGCGCTCACAAGTCTTCCAAGGACTATGACAGAAAAAAACAAAAGCAAGATCTCAAAAAACAATTAGATGAAGCACCTTATGTGGTATCTAAAACTGATGCAGTTAAAACTGCCGTAGAAAGAACTAAAGACTGGCTTCATTCGCTTTGGACTAAAAGCGGCGACGCACAACTAGAAGGAATAAAAGAACTAGGTGTGTTAGCAGGCTTTACAGTTGACAAGAGAAGCGAAAATAATATAATATTCAATAAATTTTTCACACAGACAGAAGATAACAAACGTTAATAATAAAGGAGTGCAATCATGAATTATTTAACATTAGCAAAATCATGGGTCATGGCCAGAATTGGTGAAAGGACATCATGGGATGGTGGAGTTATTATAGGAGTTAGTTTACTAGCACTTATGGCATCACCATTAATCAAATGGGCCGCATGGGGTGGATTACTCTACGGTGCATGGACATTATACAAGGAAGAATCTAAATAAAATAATTTTTCCCTTTCTTTGATAAATACTACTATGAAGTTTAAAGACATAGTAGTTTTATCAGAGAGTCCAGAAGATGAGGCCTTATTAGACAAGGTTGAATTAGCCTTTGATCAAGTCAGAGCAACTACCAAAAACATCAAATACGACGATACTGCTATTGATATTATAACAGCAGTAGGTTCAATTGTGGATGATTTAAACAGCGAAGAACTTAAAGCAGAAGTAGAGTATTTAGAAAATGCTGTTTTTCAAGCAAAAAATAATTTAGAATCTGCGGTATACGGATTAGAAGAACCATTTGAAGATTTAATTCGTACATTAAAAAACAAGATTGATGACGAAGAATTAGATAGAGAGTACGGTCAAGAAAGTGTAAACAACGAAGCAAGTTTATTAAATCCTGCCATTGATGCAGAATTTATTAATTGGTTAAAAGACAAAGGCAAAGGTGCTATGTTTCCTTATACTTTAGGTGATATGGATAATCCTGAGACTCTAGAAAAAATGAAACAACTATATCATCAAGAAACAGGACAACTAGCAGGCGACGGTGGTACTCTTAAACATGGTGCTCCTGGCAGTGAAAGAAGAAACGCAATAGAGGCAGAAAGTCCATACACTAATAGTAACCACAGTAAAAACAAAATAAAGAAACCGTTTGGAGCAGATGCTCACACAAAACCAGAAGGCGGCAATCCTCAAGTATGTGATTGTGTAACATCATCTGGTGCTGTTCCTAATTGTCCTAAGTGCGGTGGCACTGGACAAACTACTTCTCCCAAACGTAATGACCCTAAAGGAATTATACCAGAAGCAGAAGAAGGAATGATTGGTACACCTGATGCTTACTATGATGCTGAAGAAAGAATAGAAGCATACAACGATTTACAAGATGTATTACAAGGTAATTTTATGGACGACTACATTAAAGATGGTGTATGTCCAGAATGTGCTGGTTCGGGTTATATGGACGGTGAAGAAACATTTATCAATGATGACGGTGAGGAAGAAGAAAGTTCAGAGTGTTATGGCTTTGGCAACTACGGTTGTGACGAAGGTGAAATGACTCAAAATGATGACGGATTACCAAATTGGGCAGAAATTGCCAAACATGATGAGAAACAAATGAATAAGAAATCAGCACCAAGCAATGAAGAATTAAGCAAATTAATCCCAATGTTACATAAAGACTATGTGCAATCAGGAAGGTATAACGCATTTGAGTTACCTAAAATACTTAGACAAATGTATCCAGAAATAGGCAAGCATCAAGCAGTAGAAGTTGTTAGTGACTTTTTGAAAAACTTCTCCGAAGGTAAGTCGCCACACAAAAAAGGTACTAAGAAATATAAAAAACATATGGCGGCTATGCATGCCGGTGAAAGTATTACAGCAGGACCTACTAAGACTAATACAAGAATAACAGAATTAAGTCCAGCAAGAGACAATAGTGCAAATGAAATGAAGGTTGCGGAATTACTTAAAAAGTCTATTAAAGATCCTAAAGGTCAAGATGCATTTGAACTGTATGCAGAACTGCAAAGTGAGAATCCAGAACTAGCAGAACTATACAAAGATGTTGCACTTAATCAATACGAAGTACAACTTGAAGAAGGCATCAAAGATACAATCAAAAAAGGTCTTGGTATTAGTGCATTAATTATGGGATTGTTGGGTATTAACTCATTGGCTCCTACAGCCAAAGACGGCGATCTAGGTAAGGCTTTACAGGCTCACGTTCAACAAGGTGGCGAAGATTCAGACTTAGCAAAACATTATTATAATGCTTTAGATGTATATGCAGATGCTGGTGACCAAAGAACATTAATAAACTTAAATATCAAGTTTAACCCAGACTTCCAAACTAACAGAGTAAAATACGATCCTAATAGAACAGACGTTGAGAACTTTTTAAGAAAACAAGCAAAATTACCAGAACCAACAAACGAAAGAAAATTAAAAGATGTTGGCGGTGACGATATTGTTACTGTTAAAATGGGTGGTGTAGATCGCCAGTTTATTAGAAAAGGCGACGAGTGGGAATCAACAGACCAGGTAAACTATCCAATGAAGTTTAAAGTAGGTACACCTACTCATGATAAAATACTAAACATACAAAGAAAAAAACAGATGGCACGTTCAACACCAAGTGCTCAAGCAAGACGTTTTGGCGAAAGTTGGACACCTACCCCGGCCGGCAAAAAGTATTGGTGGGAATAATATCCTATAAATAGTAGCATGTCACATGTTATTAAACTTGATTATCAAACAGATCCTCAAAAATTAAAACAATCACTTGATGACTTACTTGAAGATGTAGGTTTTGCAAATCCAAATCAAATAACACTAACTAGTGTGCTGGGCAATGACGCATGGAACGAAAGCACAGGTAAAATTAAACATTTACAATTTCCTGAAAAAGCATATTGCACACTAAACAAACGCCTAGAAGGCACATACTTTGAAGAATTAATAAATCAGTTTCCTGAATATGTACGTTGGAGATTATTAAAACTAGACTCTCATACCAACTACAGCATACACTCAGACAGCGATAATGGTAAAAGAAATACAAGATTACACATACCACTGGTAACAAATCCCGATGCATACATGATGTTCTTTGATGAACTTACACAACCTAAAATGTATCATTTAGAAGTAGGTAGTACATACCAAGTAGACACCACAGGATTGCATAGTGCAATTAACTTTGGTTGGGAAACCAGATACCATATAGTAGGTGTAAAGTATGAGAAAGGGTAATAACCGACTTCTGATAAATACTAATATGAAAAAGGTTATTATATATCCAGGTAGATTCCAACCTATGTTACCGCATCATGCGGAAGTGTTTCGCACACTACAATCTAATAATCCTGATGCAGAAGTATATATTGCTACAGCAAATAAAGTAGAAGCAGGTAAATCACCATTTGATGCACAAGAAAAAATCAGCATCATGACTCAGCAACATGATATACCTCAAGATAGAATTATCATACCAGCAGGAAATAACTTATACAATAAGGATTCGTACGCAAGTACCTTTACTCCAGCAGAACAACATTCGTTGTTTTTTGCAGTAGGACAAAAGGATATGGAGGAAAGTCCAAGGTTTGCATTTAAACCTTTAAAAGATGGTTCTGATAGTTACCTACAAAATGGCACAGATGTGATAAATACTAATAACGCACAATCTATGCTAAAACACGGTTATGTGATACAAGCACCAACTGTTACAGGCATAAGCGGAGATGTAGCGAGTGCAAGTGCATTTAGAACTGCATTACTTAGTGCTCCAGACTTAGATAGTGCTAAACAAACGTATGCTAGGTATATGGGAGAGTTTAACCAAGAAATATTTGATTTGGTTTACGACAAAATAACAGGTAAAATTATGAAAGAATCATTAGAAACATTAAAAAAATTAGCAGGGTTGCTCGACGAAGCACCAGTTAACTTTGCTCCAGGCAAGGGTGCAATGGACTATGAACCTGGTGTTAGTAAGAAAGATCAAAAGGCTTCTGCAGAAAGACCTGCAAAGGCGGCGGCAAGTGATCCTAATTCAGTAGGCTTTACTAAAATTGCTCCTAAAGATATGATCAGTGTTGACACAGGTAAGCCTATCAACAGCAGACAAAGAAATAGAAGCATGGCTAATCAGTTTCCAGATGGTGCTGATATAAACGATCCAGCAGTTAAAAAAGAAATGTTTTTAAAACTATTAGCACAATCTCCAGGATATGTGCTAGGTGAAATTAATGCTAGACTGGCAAACGACGATGAAGGATTTGCGGCTAGTGACAGATTAAGTAACATCATTGATAACATGCCAGAAGGCGGCATAATGGCGTTAGGTGATGAGGACAAAAAATGGACTATATCACTAGTAAACAATGCAATCAACAATATGGAATTGCACAGAAAAGATGCAGAACTAGATAACTTTGATGATTTAGATGACCAACCAGAACCAGATATGGACATGGACGAGCCAGAAATGGTAAGCATGGATGATCCAGAGTTTGATGCACCAGAAGATGAATTAGAAATGGAAGCCAAAAAAGACGAGCCTAAGAATTGTGGCTGTGGTAAGAATCCATGTGAGACATATGGTAACCCAGAAGAAGCAATTGAAGAAGAAGACGATCTCAACTACATGAGACAAATGGCTGGTTTAGATATTAAAGAAGGCAAACTAAAAGACGTATTAATAGATGTCGATCAAATGAGCAAAGAAGAATTTGAAGATGAATACGGTGATACTTGGGACTACGACGAACTTAAAGCACAACTAGAAGATGACGAAGAACCAGAAATGGAAGAAAGTTTTGATCCACAAGCAGAACAAAGCCGTGAATCTCAAGCATATGATGAACTATTTGATGCTTATCAAAAGGGTGGTGAAGAAGGACTTTGTATAGCATGTGGTTGTTCAATGGAAGAACTGGACGACGAAATTAACGAAATTTGTAGAGAAAAAGGTTTACATGCAGATGATGACAGAGATGAATGCATTCAAATATATATTGAAGCATTAGTTGATGATGCAGATTGGAAAGACCACGGTGAGCCAGCAGAAGCATTAGATCTTTCAGACATGTACGCAGAAGATGAAGAAGTTAATGAGTTTCAGCAAGGCGACTTCCGAAATGATGAACTAGATGGTCCAGATGCTGACTATGTATTACTAGATAAAAGCGGTAAAGAAGTTATGATGTTAGGGCAAGTTCCAGGACTAATGCAAGGAACTAAACTAGTAACAGTTGCTCCTCCAACACCAAACAATCCAGCATATATTCTTATTAAAGGTCCTCAGGGAAAACAAGAAAGAGTAACACAAAATATATTGGATCAAGTAGGATTAAAAATTCAACCAAGAGGTAAAGGATCTGACGGGGCAGTTCAACAAAGAACTCCACATCAACCACAGTTACCAGGTATGAATCCAGCACAGCAAGAAGAATCAATTGATCAAGCAATAGACAATGCTTTAGAAGAAACAATGGTAGAACTTAAAAAATTAGCAGGATTATAAAATGAACGAAATTGAAAAACTACAACAACTTGCAGGTATCACACCAAACATAGTAGAACAGCCTCGTTCAACAACTTTGCTTGACTCATATGATGTAAGTGAAAGAGATGCTGGTGATGAAGAAAACGATAAACTATCAGTAGGACACGTTGATAACGAGAGAGACATGGTTAAAAGAGACTTATTCCAAATGGGTTCTTACTGTGTTGAATTATACAAAATGCTAGATGATTTGCCAGATGCGGACTTTCCTCATTGGTGGCAGTCAAAGATTACCAAAGCAGGAGTATACATAAGTGATGCTAAACATTACTTAGAAAATAGCATAGAAGTACCAGCAGGTGATGATATGACTGGCGACGGTACTCAAGATACTGTTGACTCAGATCCATTAGACCCAAGCGGTGTAAGTTAAACTTTATTTAAAACTAACTCACTTCCATATTCAGGCCAAAACTTTCCAGCTCTTGGACCACCATTACCTGTACCATCTGATTCTCCAGGTATCTTAATCCATAAAAATGCATCACATTCTTCTACACCTGTATCTGTAGTAGGTGGAATTCCTAGTGCTCTTCCCGGAGGATTACACCACTCGTTTCCATAAGGGCCGTTGCCATTACGACTAGTGTCAATGACAAAACGTTTGTTAGACGTGTTCTCTGTAACTCTAAGAGCCCATTTAATGCTCTCTTCTGTAGTTCTAAAGTTACTTACATTAACACTAAAGCCACGTACATGTTTGTTAGTAACAGAGTTAATTAACTTGCCTGCTACATCTGGTTCTAACCAATTACTATGTCCTATATCTAAGTACACAATAGCATTACTGTTCTGTGTTAAAACATCAATACCTGCTTTCATAAGTCTAATACGAAACTCTTTATCGTTATTATCCATTAATGTACTATGAGGTAAAGCATCAGGCTCAAATATTACTATAGGTTTATGATCTCCAATTCCATTGCAGAACTGAAATAAAAAGTCTAAGTATTCTTGTTCTCCACTTGCGCCGCCTTTACTGTAATGTCCCATGTCTCTTGAAGGCAAATTATATATAACAAATACTGGTAGTTGCGGCAATGTACGGTTTAGTAAACGTTGTATGCCTTTGTGTAAGTCTTTACAATTCCTACCGTTACGTTGGCCATACCAGAAGGATACAGGGTGTTTAAATATTTCGCTTACTGCTGGATGGGTTAATTTGTGATCTTTAACTCTGTCGAAGTTATTAACAAAAAACGGATAGTCCATAAGTTACCTTATGCCTGCATCTTTAATAACTGTTTTACTCTCTTTTCACGTTTCTTCATTGCTCTTTGCAATTTCATGTCACTAGCATATTCTAAAAATAACTTACCCTGTAAGTGATCAAATTCGTGTTGAAAGCATTGAGCATCAGTACCTTCTAGTTCTAGTGTATGCTCTTCTTGGAAAGCATCAGAGAACTTAACTGTGCATTTTGCAGGTCTTGTTACCATAAAAAATAATAAAGGAAATGTTAGACAACCTTCTTCCTGGCATACAGTTTCTTCCGACTGCGAAATAATTTCTGGATTGTAAACACCTATGTCACCTAATGTTGTGTGATTCATTACAAACATATTGTAACTAGCACCTAACTGTGGAGCGGCCAATCCTATACCGAACTTATCTCTCATAAGTTGGAACATTTCTTTTTGTCGTTCAGGCCAATTCACATCGTCAGCAGTAAACGGATCAACGTCTGCCTTCATATGTAATGCTTGGTGATTTGGTTCTACTAACATACTAGTATTTATTTAATATGCTTACAATTACCTCGGAATGTGAATCCTGGGCAAGTACAAGTGTTCTTTTCTGTGTCCACATAGTAAACATTACCTTTAGAACCTTTGACTTCAATAACATGACTTGCAACTTCTTCTGGTCGCTCACCAATCTTCACAAATTTTCTTCGCGACTTGGAAAATTGTTTGCTAGGCGATTTAAGAACTTGCACTTCTGCATCTTGGTTAACTTGGTATGCAACTAAACTACCAGCACCATTTATATGATAAATGCCGTTATTGACTTTGAATTTGCCCCAATCGGTTGTTTCTTGCAATATGCTAATCATTACTTACCTTCCATAATTTGTGCAAATGCTCTTGCTTTAAGTGTAGCATCTGCTTTATCTAACAAGTTTAAAGTTTGCAATTTCTCAGTCTTGTATGTTTTCCAAAACCTAGGATCATGTGCGGCTATGTCTGAACTGTTATGTATCAAATCAGCAACTTTAATTGTTTGTGCTTCAGCAGGACCGTTAGCATTGTGTTCAGCATCTAACTGCTTTCTATGGGCTCTGTTACCGTCCTCAGGCTTAGATATATCAGTTAAAAAGAAAACTAACTCTGCAACTGTAGATCCAAAGTGTTTTTCTATTTGCTCTATAGTTGCAGGGGTATCTTCGACAACGTCATGCAAAACAGCCGCCATAAGCATTTCTTCAGTGTGCGGAACTGACTTAACAATTTCCGCTACTGCTAAAGGATGCGATATGTACGGAGTGCCATGGTACTTTCGTACCTGGCTACCGTGTGCCAAAGTGGCAAATTTGACTGCTTTGTCTAACATTAATCTAACCTTGAACCTGTGTAAAGTGGTGCTTCTGGAATATATTTTTTAACAGTAGACACATAAGCATCTGCACCAGCCATCTTAGCACCAACGTCTTGAGTGTAACTACCGCTTGGATTCCAAATTTGAAATCCTCCGTTATAACTTTTCTCAAAACCTTGTGCAATAAAACTTTTGCCTACTTTGGTGTTGCCTTTAACATTAGCAGTTACCCAAGCAAAACCACAATTAAATGGATGCTCACCAACTGTATCTAAATAGTGTTGAGTTGCCTGAGCGGCTTCTTGTATTGCTTCGTTATGAATTTCTACTGTTAACATTATACTGTCTCCTCAATTTTTGCTAAACGTTCTGCTCTGTAATCAAGAGCATTTTCACCTAAGTAGATGTTACCATCTGTGTGTCTGAATAAAGTTTCCAACGATGCTTCTGCATCTTTGTTCTTTTGAATTGTTGAGAATTCAGCCTGCTCAAAAGTGATAGCATCAATTTGCACAAAATCCAACAGCATGTCAGCAAATGGAACTTCACCGTTTGACTTCCAAACTGTAAGTCCGTCTACCTGAGCAGTATCTTGGAACTTCTCTTCAATACTACTTGAAAAGTTGTTACCTTTTTGTGACGTATAAAGTACATCACCAGTAAATGTTTTGTGATCATCGTTTATAGATGCTAAACCAAAACGCTCTTTACGTTGTGTCTCGCCTGCTATCTTTACTTCGTTATCTAAATGCATAAAAACTCCTACCTTCTTATTTAATTTATACAACTATTATAGCAAATTCTGGCGATTTGTCAACCGTTTTCATAGGGTGTAACTGCTTGTTTTTAGTAGGTTTTTAATTATTTTTAGGAGTTTTTGGCTCAGAAACGAGCATTTGAGCCCACTTTATCATGAAATAGTACGTTCCGTCCAGCATACCAAACCTAGCATTACCTGGTTGCCAATGGTGGTTTGCATGGTATAATTCGCCCATCCAAGGTATAGCAAGTAGTGAATTGTTAATAGGTTTTAGTTCTTTTGAGTGCCCAACTAAGTTTAGTCCTATTTGGTAAAGATAAGATAATGCAATAAATGATACCATTACTTGCCAGCCCAAAAAGTAAGAAACTATCAGTTGTAATGTTATTGCTGTTTCCCAATAGTATTTGGTTTGATTAGCATACAGCCTATCTCTTAACATCCAACGCGGTATATGTCTTAGTGGTGGTATTTTGTTAAACACACAAAAATTATCCCATATACTATGAATATGACCGTGTGGATCGCCCTCTTGATCTGTGTGTTTATGATGAGATAAATGTATAGCCGCCCAACCCATTGCAGGTTGATTAAGTAATGCTGTGGTACTACCTAATAAAAATACTTCTAGCCAACGTGGCATACGCCAACTTCTATGCGAACAATATCTATGCAAGAAGCCTGATGTAGTAAAGCCAGTGAATATAGTTGCACTCACAAATAGTATTAACCATTCAGCAAGTGTAAAATGAAAGAATGTTAAGTAAGCAAATATAAGGGAACACAACATAAAAATTGTTGTGTGTATTTTTCCATTATTTTTACCAAACAGTTTGAACAGCATTAGTTTACCTTTGTAAATTCAATATTGCCGTCCCTCCCTTCTTTCCATTTTAAGAAACCTTTTTGCATTAGTGCATCTACAGTGGCTTCAGAACCGTTCCTGACACCACTTTTAAATCCCCAATGTAGTCCTAGTAATGTACCAATTACATATGGTATAAAAAATAGTACTGGATCCATAAAATTACCTCTCCGAAAGTAAAAGCATATTGTAATTGTATTTATGCTTTTTGTCAACCACGAATTTTGTTCCAAAACTTTGCAATTTTAGAACCCCATGTTTCTGATGTATATTTTTGTTTAAGCCTTATGTAAGTACCATCAGTTGCAGGAACTATTACTGTTTCGCCTGCTTTACCTACTGTTCCTTCATATTCGCTGTCAGTCCTAAAATCTATTTTTTTGCCGCCATGACTATAATGTAAGATTAGCATACCGTCTCTGCCTTCAAGAGCAGTTATTGATTCATACTTATCAATCATTGCAAAGTCTTCCGCTATTGCATTAATCTTGTCGGTGTATTGACTCATTGAACAACATTAAAATGCTTGTAAGATTGCTGTACACATACTGCTTGGTAGAATGCATCAGCATCAGCACTATGTAGGTTTTGTTGTATTGCTTTACGTGGATCTGTAGGCATTATGTTAAAAAGTGTTCTACAATCCATTATTTGCCAAAAAGCCCAGCCTTTGTGATGGTTAAATTGTGTGAACAAGTTTTCAAGAATGACCATATCAAACTGAGGTCCTTGACACCAAATCTTATCAACACCCACAAGGTACTTGTTTAAGTCCTGCATAAAATCAGCAAGTTGCATTCTACCTTCTTCGTTGAATGCTTCGTCTTGTATGTGTTGTGGTTGCTTTGCCCACCATTCAAGTGTGCTGTCTAATATACTGCGTTCGGCAACTGTTTGCTGATCTACGTTAGGCTTCCACAATGTTTTAGCATGTGGTTCTTGAGAATTGTGCGGATCAAACTTAACTGCACCCACTGATAATACAACACAATCAGGTTCTGTGCCTAGTGTTTCTATGTCTATCATTGCATGTGTGGCCATACGAATACTCCAGTAAATAACTATTATACTGGATTACTTGGTGTTTGTCAAGTGTTTTTTTACAGCTCTATGATTTCGTCGTCTGAAATTTCTGGTTTAGAAGATATAGAATCCAACTGCCCTGCACCAGCAACATTTTCAGGCCATATCATTTTTTCAAATGGATCTTGCTCACCTGCTACGACATTGTCCCACCAATCTGAATGCTGTCCTATTCTATCAAGGAACCAAGCAATTTTATATGCAGTTCTTACTCTTTGATTTTGCATATCGGTGTGAGAAAAGTCTGCTGGGTCATCTGGATTGCCTTCTGCGTATTCTCTTGCTTTAAATGTATCATCATCATTGTTGCCTGTTAAGTCAGCACGATCATGTAAAAATGTAATGTCTATTCTTTCAAATATATCTAACATGTAAGCAATGTGACTTAACCATGCATCGTTTTGTGCATTTAAACTTAAATGATCCATTAAGCGAAACCAATCCATTGGTAAAATTGGTAGGATTGCATAAGGGTGTCCATTATGATTATCATGTGGAGCAAATAACTTAAACTGACCATTTTTGCTCTCGATAACATCGTCCCAACCTTGTGTCTCCATAATTGCATCATCGTTCCAAAAGAAAATCCATTGTCCTGTTGCCGATGAGGCAAGTGTGTTAACGTATACATTTAATTTCTTATAGCCCAATGGTTCGAATATGTTTGCCCTACATTCAACACCTTTCTCTTGCATAAAGGGTGCTATTTCTTTTTCAATGAACGGTCTTATATCTTCGTCATCGTCATCTAGTCCTAGGAGTATCTCTAACCTACTAGGATCACTTGCTGAATTAATTAAACTCTCTAAACTTTTCTTTAAAAGGTCTGTTCTACCTCTGGTAGGTAATAGTACAGAAATTACTGTTTTATCTATTTTGCTGTCTACTGTTTTTACTTCTTCTGCCATTATACAGGATCTCCGGTTAATAATTTTCTAATGTTTCCACGGAACGTATAATGCCCTACGTGATTAAGTGCTGTTCTAGGATCTAGCCATACATCTCCTCCCATCTCTTGCCAACGTCTACAGAATGTATAATCCTCTGACAAATAACGTCTGCTATCTGGGTCAATGATACAATCAAACAATGCATACATAAATGGCTCAAACTTATTATCTACATTAATATCATTAACATATTTTAAGTCTGTGTGTTTATCAAACATCTGTTGAATAGTTTCTTTTTTGATACACATGAATCCTGTACCAGCATCTTTAAGTTTAATCAAGTTATCTTGAATTTGTACTTGCGGTGTTTTGTTACCACTTTCATCTCTTAGAAAGTCAAAGTTTACAACATAGTTTGAACTATGTCCTTCGATTGTATGTGCTGTTTCTTCTTGGTTTGCTCTAGCGGCATGTATAATACTATCCCAATTTACTGCTTTTTTAGGATATGCTCCTACTGTAATAGGCTTGTCGTATGCAACCATACGCAATAGATCTTCTGGTTCAAATTCAATGTCTGCATCAACAAAGAATAAATGTGTTGCTTCTTCGTTTGCCATAAAGAAACTTGTAAGTGTATTCCTACCTCTTGTAATTAAACTTTCATTTGCTAACGTGCTAATAGTATAAGGAATATCATACTTGTTACACATAATTGCAAGTTTCATCATACTTCTAAAATATGGCTCACCTAGTTGGCCACCATAACAAGGAGTTGCAATAAAGATATGTTTTTTTCTTAGTAAGCCAATGGGGATTTCAATTTTTTGATCAAGTAATCTATGCATCACCTCATCACTGGCTTCTTGTGGCTGTTTGTGTGATTTGTTGTTTGCGTTTTTCTCTGACATTGTTTACCTTGTTGTAGAATATTAGTTAAATGTATTTACACTTTACAATGTTTGTTTGGAAACTTTTAAGGCAATAATGGTGGAGCGAAGAGGGATCGAACCTCCGACCTATTGGTTGCAAACCAATCGCTCTCCCAACTGAGCTACCGCCCCACGCGGTATAACAAAATGGAGCTCGAGATAGGAGTCGAACCTACGACCTACTGATTACAAATCAGTTGCTCTACCAACTGAGCTACTCGAGCCTTTTTGTTAATAGTATTTACTTATAGTGGGGGAGAGGTGGGATATATTTTGGTGTATTTTATCTTTCGCCGAATGGCTTTTTAGATACAAACTCGTTAAGACGTTCTGCTTCTTTTAGTACTTCTTCAGTTGTAGGCATATCTTCTGGATTCTTTGCTTTTGCTTGTAGAATCTCTTTTGCTTCTTTGACTAAGTCTAACCTAATTTCATAGGGTGTTTTTGACATGTTTTTAAATCCTTTTGTATAATGTACATTTAATTATATCTATACCAATATTTATCGCATAGTGCCATTTTGGTTAAGCATAGTGTTAAGTTTTTGATAAATATTCGCAACTACAAAAATTATTTTGTAGTAGAACAAGAAGGATCATGCCAGTAAAATTTAAACCAAGTCAAACTACTTTTGTAAAAGGCAAAGGTAAAGTAACAGTACATTCTTATATTAAACAACAATCTAAAGAAGAACTAATAGATTATATTAATAAAGGTCAAAAAAATAAAATTAAGCAGAAATGCATGAACGAACTTGTTAGACGTGGTATAAAAATAGTTTGGAAGACTCCAGAACAAACTACATAGTTTAAGTCCAGTACTTATCGTACAACATATATTCTAACTTATAAGCCTCTGATTCAGAATCTAATTGGTCTATACGTTCTCGTCTAATGTGTTGCTTTGCATGTACTAACTCATGTGCTATTGTAACTATTATTTCTTTATAATCAAACGGGTGATATGTGCTGTCCTCATTGAGGCCTTTAGCAATCTCTAAAACAACATGTTGATGGTCGCCGTAACAACCACCATGCGAATTATCTGTGTGAGACTTTGTGATTCTAATATCAATATCTACATCACGTTTTATTCTATGTTTAAAAAAATGCTCTAAACAATCAATAGAAAATTGTTCTATTTTCTTTTTGTTTTTAATCTGTCCTGTGATGTAGACGTGTAACATTTACCAATCGAAGTTATATATATTACAAGCAGAAGGTTCTATTTCTCTCACACTATTAAGTATTATATCTTCTAACTCCACTGACTCCTTATCTGGAAAAAATACTTTTGCTTTTGTACTAGCCGCTACAATTCTTCCTTTATTGAATAGTAAAGGATTAAACCAAGTGCATTCTTGTGCTACACTATACAATGGTTGTCTATACTTTTCGTCAAATTCATCAAAGTTACCTGTGACACTTGCAAGATGTAACTTCAAGTTTTCAAACCCTGTGCGTTTTGCAATAGGAAATACATATTCAAAGTCTTCAAATGATTTGTAATAGTTTTCTTTGTACTTGTCTGCATTTGTTTTAGCATTGTTCTTTACTAACATAACTTCACCAAAAGACTCTATTACATATTTGTTTTGATAGTAGCCAGCATATAGTATCTCTGGAGTAAGTAAAAACGGATCTTTTATAATATGTAATCCATGTGTTTGTTCAAGTATACTGAAAGGCGCACTAAAGGCATAATAAAAGTTAGGTGCTGATGTATTTGTGCCTGTTGTTTTACCGTCTTCGTTATAGTATGTTTTACGTTGCAAATATACTTGATCAAAATGCTTTGTTACTGCTATCGTAGGTGCGTCTCCGCCAAGCATAAGTGTTCTATCATTAAACTTGGATTTTTTAATTGCCGCTAGTTGCACTGATATCTGAGGACTTACAGTTGTGTACTTTCTAGTATATTCTGCTGAACTGTTTGTTAAGTGTTCTTTGATATCAATGTCTTCGTAATGTAGTTCTAGATCTATTTTGTCTGCAAATTGTTGTGCAGTAACTACATCGTCTGAGTTGATTATGTTGTCGTCCCACATAAATCTAAAGCACACAGCATTAACATCTTTACAAAATTTCTTTGCCAGGTTTGCTGAGAACTGACTATCTAGTCCACCACTTAAACAAACAGTAACTTTTTCCAAAGATGCTAACTGCTCTTCAAAAAGATTCATTAGGTTAGGTTGACTTGGTTTAGATAAATGTATTGCTGTAGACCCAGCAATGAAGTCTAACTCTACTGTTGTGGTATTACCAATTTCTATTGTTGTATTTTCCATTAAAGGTTTGTTTCCTGTCCGTTTATGATAAATACTTAGTATAAATTAGTTTCAACTTAGAACTTTATTGGAGATATAAACATGGCAAGATACTTAGTGAGCATGAATAGTGCCGATGATGCGGCGGCTCAGAGTGCGATTACTACAGCAGGTGCTACGGTTATTAGTACATTAGGATTTAACCTAACGTACGAAATAGACGCCACAGAGGCACAAAAAGATGCAATCATAGGTGTTACAGCCAGTCAAGATGCATCAGAATCAGTAACTGTAACCGTACAAGCAGGCGCAACATATACAACAGACCACCTAGACAAATGTATTCATACATCAGGTGAAAGGAACTGGAACCCAGCAAGAACAGGTGGCGGTAAATTTGTATACCTAGTAGATACAGGTATTAACAATCTACACACCGAGTTTGACGGAAGACAAATTCAAAACTTATGGACAAACTTCGAAGACGATAGTGCGATAAGCAATTACGGTGATACTGCAGGACACGGTACAGCAGTAGCATCAATGATCATAGGTAAAAATATTGGTACAGCACCAGACTGTATCTTACAGAACGTTAAACTGTTTAATACAAACGGTGGTTCAGTTACAGTTGGTGAAATTATTAATTCACTAAGTGCAATTTTAGTGCATCATAATGCAAACACAAATTCAAATGTTAAAGCGGTATGTTTACCATGGACTATACCTACAAATGCTTTTGTTGATGCAAAGATATTAGAAATGAACGCAAGTAACTTAGTTGTTGTAGCGGCGGCTGGTAATGATGGCGTAAACGTTGATACTAAATCTCCAGCAGGCGTTGACGAAATTATTACAGTTGGATCATTCAATAATGATTTACAGGTTACATCATTTACTAATGCTCCACACAGTTCAGGTAATAGTTTTATTAACTTTGGTGCTCAACTTGATATGTTTGCAATAGGTGTTGGCATAGATGTTGCCGATAGTGCTAATGTATCAAATTATTTAGACGGTACAGGAACAAGTTTATCATCAGGATTAGTAGCAGGTGTTGTAACACACTTTGTCGAAAGAGATACTGCTCTTACATCAAGTGAGATTAAAGAACAGATGTTAGCATATGGTCACGCAAGTGGTTCATTTACTTTAACGTTTGATGAATCAGATCCAGATGTTGATTATTCATCAGTTTATAGAGCGTCTCTTGCCACTAAGAATGTTGACTCCAGAGTACTTACAAGTGTTCCTTCAGGAAGAATTGCTAACATACAACGAGGGGCGGCGGCTAGTACAGTAGATTTAGGACTTGCCGACAATGCAACTAGTGTTGTAGTATTACCATTTGCTCCTTTACCACCATGGATGACATTTGATGTATCAACAGGTATTTTAAGCATTGATACAACTGATGCAAGTACATGCCCAGCAGATAGAACGCCAGGTATTTACTTGTTTGCAGTAAGAGGTATGGTGCCAGGAACAGGTACAGATACTACTTCAGCAACAATGGTAGAAGAATTCTCAGTTGGTTTATATGAAACTGCTGAAAGTGAATTAGATATTGATAATGACCCAAGTTCATTTTATTACGACACAGATGATGCATCATACGATGAAGTTGTAAACTATAGTACAGCGATCAACTACAAACCGTAATAAGTTTAAGTTAATAAAAAACCGTGCTAAATATAAACAATAGCACGGTTTTTTTATGATTATAGATCCTACAACACACAGTACAGTTTACAATCCGTTGGGTTCGCAAGGACAATGGGCACAACACCGATTCGGTAAAAGAGATTACCCAGAACTTAACTTAGACTTAGAAAGTGTGCTACACAGTTTAGACAGCATCTCAGAAGGGTTCTTTGTGTTTGATGAGCCTATATATTTAAAAAGTACTTATGGTGATGCAGGGCTGTGGAAAGATGCAACTAGAATATCTAAACTAGTAGGCGGTATGCTTACAATCTCTACATATGGTATGATACCATCAAAAACTGTAGAAACATTAAAAGACCATCAAGCAATGATACATGTATTTTGCGATGGGTTTGAACAAGAGTGTGGTAAAATATTCTTAGGACAAACTTGGGAATCAGTAGCAAATGTACTTAGCCTAGCAAACTCTAACGCAATGGTAGAGTTCTTTGTGTACGAGCATAACAAACATCAGATACCTTACATAACTACTTTTTGTGCTCAAAGAAGTGTAAAAATTAAGTTTACACCTGGTATAAAAAATGATGTTATAGGCTCATGTGTTATTGATCAAACAGGTAATTGGCTATACGATGTAGTTCCAGTACAATTAGAAACAGAAATGTTAGATGATGATTATGATGCCGTACAACTACGAGAAATCAAAGACAAGTATAATAACATTAAACCAGTGCCATTACAACGACATTTAGAAAACTATAACAGTTTAAGAACTTTTGTTGCTGAAAAAGATGGTAGAGGATTATTACAATTTCCTATGGTAAGTCAAGCAATTAATCATTCACAACTTCAAGGCTTCGACAATCCAGATAAGAATGATATACATGTAACTCCGTCTGGACATGTTACAGAAAACGGTGAAGAGTTTTATATGTTTGTAAACATGTTATGTCCTGATTGGAACATGACTAGTAAGACAGTTTCAAAGATTAATCATTCAGATGAATACGCATTAAAGACTTTATATTATGCACAAAAGTTTAATAAGACGTTTTTAAATGAAAGAAAAATACAATCGTATTTTAGTTAGATACCAACTTTAACAGTAACAGCACCTAATGTCATAGGATGAAAACATGTGGCTGTAGTTTGTGCCTGCATTGCAACTGGCTTGCCCATTGCAAAAACGGTTTTACTACATGTTGGTAAAAGAACATTTGGTTTGGCATGCATGTTCTCACCATGTGGTGTAACCTTATCGTTTGCAACACTAACTGGTAGACCTTCAGCAAGTACCATAGGAGCACCTGGTCCTATTACAATACCACCCGGCCCGCACATTGACATACCTACTTTACCTATTCCGAACATACTTTTATTTATCGAAAATACAAATAGCAAACACAAAATATAGCACTATAACTGCTATACCCAAGTGTGTACCATTAATCTTCTTTAATGCTTTCTTCAGCATTTGCCTCTTCAAGTACAGAATCTTTATAATCTTTTTCTGCCTCAGGCAAGGTTGGAACAACGCATAATACGTTGTTTAGTTGCATAGGCACAATATCTGCCTTTGCGGTTAATAAAAATGGTCCAAGTATTACATCTGGTCCATTTATTAATACTGATCTAGGGTTTTGCATAACAATAAAATCTTCATCCATTGATATTAGTTTACCAATGAATTCGTCATTATTAATGCTTCTAACTGTAACTGTCTTACCTAGTAAATCGTGTAACTGTTCTGTGTACATTATATGTCGCCTAATTTTTTAGTATCTACTAATGATTTAAACTCTGTAAATCCGCCAATCTTTTCATCATCAACAATAATTTGAGGGAAAGTTCTTGCACCTGGAAATGTTTCCATTAGTGTTTCTCTGTCAAAGTCTTCATCTAACATTTTATATGTTAGTTCATATCCTTCTCTTTCTGCTAATGCTTTTGCCTGTGTGCAAAATGGACATTGTGGTTTGCTGTAAATCTCTACTTTCATTATAAACTAAATCCTTTAAATGTGTCTTCTGTTACGTCTTGTTTAGTACCACCAATAACATAACTACTAATCTCTGTCTCTTGTGGTGCTACTTGTACCTCGCCACCACTAATCCATTTTTGTGTCCACGGTAATGGATTACTTGCACTAACTGTATAAGGGCAAGTTAGTCCAACTGCTCTCATCCTTTTAGCACCAATCCACTCAATGTAATTCTTAAGCAGTTCGGCATTTAATCCTATCATACTACCATTCTCAAATAAGTAGTCAGCCCAACCTTTTTCTTGTTGTACGGCTTCCATAAACATCTCTATACATGCACCCTCAGTTTCTTTTGCAATCTTGGCAAAATCTTTGTCGTCTGTTTTTAACAGTTTCAACATCTGCTGAGTACTTGCTAAATGAACGTTCTCATCTCTAGCAATAAGTTTGATAATTTTTGCATTACCTTCCATTTTCTTAAGTTCTGCAAAAGCCCAACTACATGCAAAGGAAACATAAAAACGTACACCTTCAAGTATATTTACACTCATTAAGCATAACCACAGTTTCTTTTTGAGCTCGTATAAATCGACTACAACTTTTTTGCCGTTAACTGTATGTGTGCCTACGCCTAATAAATTAAAGTAACTAATACTTTCAATGAGCTCATCATAACCTTTACTGATTGTATCAGAACATGAATTAATTTCTCTAACATTTAACATGTTATCAAATACTATACTAGGATCTGAATACACATTTCTAATAATGTGTGTATAACTTCTGCTGTGAATTGTTTCAGAGAATGCCCATGTTTCAATCCAAGTTTCTAACTCTGGTATACTAACAATAGGTAGTAATGCTAAGTTAGGTGAACGGCCTTGAACACTATCTAGAATGATTTGTCGCTTTAAGTTACTTGTAAAAATATGCTGTTCTTGTTCAGTTAAGTCTCTAAAGTCTTTTGTGTCTTTAGTAATATCTACTTCTTCTGGTCTCCAAAAGAATCCTAACTGCTTGTCCGTTAACTTGTCAAACTGTCTATACTTTAATGTATCATATCTCTGAATGCCTACTCCACCTGACGAGTCGAGGAACATGTTAGCCTTGGTATGATCCTTGGCTTTGGAATTGAATACTGACATCTTTAATTTTCCTTAAATTTTACAACTGTCGCAATCATCATCTTCGACACTACTTACAAAATTGGCTTCGACAGTCTTTCTACTTTCTTCTTTGTCGATATCAATCTCACCTTGTCCATCGTAAGTATTGTTGTAATATAATTGCTTTCCACCATATTTATAAAACATGATGATATGTTGTAGTAATACACTCATTGGGATTTTTTCATCCTCATAGTGCTCTGGGTTGTAACTAGTATTTACACTAATACCTTGGTCAATGTATTTTTGTAAAACTGCCATAATCTTCAAGTAACCTTCGGGACTTTTTTGATCCCACAATAGATCATACTTGTTTTTTAATTTTGCATACTGTGGTACTACTTGTTTTAACACACCATGTTTGCTTTGCTTAACACTAACATAACTACGTGGTGGCTCAATACCATTTGTACTATTACTAATTTGTGCAGATGTTTCTGCTGGCATTAGTGCCATTAATGTTGAATTACGAATGCCTGAATATTTTAGTTGCTCTCTTAAACCTTTCCAATCCATTCTTTCTTTATGTTTAACTAATTCGTCAATCTCTTTCTTGTATGTTTGATTTGGTGTAATGCCATCGCCGTACTTTGTTTCGTTAGTACCTGGACATGCGCCTTTTTCTACAGCCAAATCAGCACTTGCTTTAATTAGGTAGTAACTCCATGCTTCTGCATATTCATCAACTAATTCTAAATTAGGATCTTGATAGTTTGTATCATTTTTTGCTAACCAAAATGCAAAGTTAATAATACCTACACCAAGAGGACGTCTTTTATATGTGGCTAGTTCTGCCGCCAGTACTGGGTACTTTTGGTAGTCTAGCAACGCATCTAAGCCTCTTACAGCAAGTTCGCAAGGCTTGGCAAAGTCTTGTGGCGTCTTTATTCTTCCCCAGTTAATTGCTGACAACGTACACAATGCAATCTCACCGTCTGGGTCATTGCTATGCATTAATGGCTTGGTTGGTAAGTTAATTTCACAACACAAATTACTTTGTCTAACAGGTGCTATGTCTTCTTTAAACGAACCATGTGTATTAGCATGGTCAACATTCATTAAATATATTCTACCAGTGTCTTTTCTTTCTGTTACAAAAGCACTGAATAAATCAATTGCTTTAATAGACTTCTTCTTTAGTCGAGTATTACGTTCTGCTGTTTCGTATAATTCTTTAAACTTATCTTGATCGTTAAAGAATGTTTCATACAAACCAGGAACATCATGAGGACTAAACAATGTTATATTACCGCCTTCAAGTAGTCTCTCATACATTAGTTTATTAAACTGTACACCGTAGTCCATGTGCCTTACACGGTTTTCTTCTGTGCCTTTATTGTTCTTAAGAACTAACATATCCTCAATTTCTAAATGCCAAATAGGATAGTATAGTGTTGCCGCTCCGCCTCTTACTCCACCTTGGCTACAACTTTTTACAGCACTTTGGAATAGTTTATAGAAGGGGATAACTCCTGTGTGAGTTGCGTCTCCACTCCTAATAGGCGAGCCAATTGCTCTAATACTACCTGCACCAATGCCAATACCTGCCTTTTGACTTACATACTTAACTACACTTGTTGTAGTTGCGTTAATGCTGTCTAAACTATCACCTGTTTCAATTAACACACAACTACTAAACTGTCTTTGTGGTGTTCTAACACCAGCCATAACAGGCGTAGGTAAACTAATGTAATGTGTACTAATAGCATCATAATATTCTTTAACTGTTTGTAGACGTGTCTCTGTTGGATAATCACTAAACAATGTTGCTGAAATTAACATGTAAGCAACCTGAGGAGTTTCAAATATCTCCCCTGTTGTACGATTTTGCACCAAATATTTTCCTCTAAACTGTTCCATCGCGGCATACGTTAAACTTTCGTCACGCTCGTGTACGATGTAGTCACTTAGTTCGTCAATTTCTGCTTTTGTGTATAGTTCCAAAATTTCTGCATCATAGAAACCTCTATCAATATTACCCTGAATAATATCACACAAACAAGGAGGAGTAAATGTTCCATACACTTGCTTACGCAAATGATAGTTAATTAATCTACCTGCTACAAATTGATAGTTTGGAGTTTCTTCTGTGATTAGATCTGCGGCACTTTTGATAAGTGTCTCTTGTATTTCAGCACTGGTAATGCCAGTAAAGAACTGTATGTGTGATTTTATTTCTACTTCGGATTCACTGACACCTGTAATATTTTCACAAGCATGGAAAACAACCTTATGTAACTTATCAAGCTCTAGCGGCTCTCGTCTCCCGTCCCGTTTAGTAATTAAAATTTCTTTTGACATTCGTGTTCCTGTGTGTTAGATAGTATGACTCTATGCTTTATTATACATGCTATTATTTAGTTTGTCAAGCATATAATTTATCTAGTGTTATTATACTTGAATGGAACGTAACCGAGTTATCTCTGACGTATTTTTCGTCAACAATCTCGCCCGGAGTGAAGTTAAAAAAGGACCCATCTACCTCAAATATTGCTCCTTCTGTTCCTGTAACATGATTACTTATCATCTCAAATTTTACAGAATCTGTGTTTATGAAGCCAAAATTATGAAGGGTTGATGCTATGACAATAGACAGTCCGGTCTGACACAAATAGCCTTCTGAGACTATCTCAAAAACGTTAGGCCAATTGTGGGGGCTGTAGTAATCTATGTAACGTTGCTTGGGTTTGACATCCTTGAAACCTTGGGCAACATCAAGCATAGTACCGTCTTGCGGGAAGTCATTTCTAAAAGATCGCCATGCACGAAGCCGGGCGTTTCCGTCCTGTGTGTTTGTAAACATAGTTACCTATTAACTAGATGAGGACCAACGGTCTTGTATATATTTAACTCTTAACTGGACACCTAAATTATGCGTTATATTTGTGTCCGTCTCTATTTCCTTTTGATCATTAACTAGATACACAGATATAAGTCCAGAACTATTCATTAATGCTCTAAACTTAGGTTCTACCAAACTGTTTGTATGAGTTGTGATTTCCGAATGACTAGAGAATGAATCATTAAAGATAACAGCATTTGCTTGATCTGTAAAGTCGGTTCTACCTGCAATAGTCCAAACACCTGTTCTAATGTATTTGTTAGCAGAACTACCTACACTTTCTGCTATACTGTAATCTACTTTAAATACATTGTATGTACTACTTGCATCAAACGAAGCAACTAACTTAGCCGCATTTAATGTTGCTTGTTGTACTGCGCCTGTGCCTGAAATACCGTTATCACCTGGTAGTAATATAGTTTGTTCCATACTGTTAAAACTTGTTACTTTGTTACCAAACGTTGCGGCTTCTCTTGTAGAAATCTCAATGTTATTTTTAAGATTAATTAAACCTCTTGATCCTTTATTAGAATCTAGTAGTTTGTCATATAAACTTGTACCATATATTCTGTTGACAATATTATTAAATATGCCTGCTTCTTCTCTACTACCAAATGTGATTTCATTGAATGTGTTATCAATTGCCAAACTGTATGGTGTAGCCATGTTTGTGCTCTTAGGATTTAATGTTGCGTATGTTGTACTTACTGGTGGTGTTGCACCGTCATTATCTCCTGGGAATACATTACTAAATAAATTTACATCTCTGCTGTTTACTGTACTGTTTAACCATTGTTCAAATTTTGCTTTTACAGTATTGTTTACTCTGTCATATAGTTTATCTTCTAAACCTAGTACAGATAATGTTGGTGTTATTTTATCTTCAAAAAGTGTAAACTCTAAGCCACCTGTTGCTACTGATGAGTATGCTGGTCTTTGACTTATATACACAGCATTTTTGGCATTATCATCCTGTGGTATAAAATTCATTTGCGGATATATCTGCACATTTGCACTTGCTATTTCTACTAAATTTTTATTAACTGTGGTAATAGCACTTTCAACTGTAGTGTTGCCAGATAAGTCAATTGCTAATACTGGAACAGCATCAAAACCTGTGCTACTAAAACTTAGTAACGACTGTGGCATTACACCTTGTGCCGAATCGGCAATGAATCCACCTGCACCCGACTCATTAAGTAGTAATGCTGATTCTTTCATTAGTACTGGATAGTTTTCTACAAAGAATGTATTTTTTGTAATATCACTTGCTGAAGTCTTAATATCATATGCAGTTCCTGTTGTAAATACAGCAGGACCGTTAATTTGTACATTTGACGTTCCACCTGGATTAATACCATGTGCTTCTGCTATAACCTGGATAGTATCATCGACATCTGCCGCCGAACTACCGTGATTAACATACTTGATGCCACCAGCGGCAATATTTGCAGTAAATGTAACATTACTGTTACCTGCTAAAATATCATTAGTGTTAACTCGAATATTAAAATGGCTTCCTGTTTTAGTTGATACTACTTTAAATAATGTATCGTCTAACTCACAAGCGGAAGCATTACCTAAGTTGTCAATAATTCTAACGTAATCATTTGGTTTAACTTCGTCTGCTTTTAATGTATCGTCGTAAATTCTAATAACACATGTTGTAGGTGACGTATTTGTAAAGCCGTTACCTGGGAATACAGGGTCTACTTCAACGTTAGCACTTGCTGAACGTGAGATTGAATACGGTAATGCTGGCATTGAAATTGTTACTGCAGATCCGCCTGTGCCTGTTACAGCAAATTTTGACCTGTGTAAGTATTCGTCAGTGAAGCCTGTTTTACCTATAAACATTATTTCACTGTATTTGTAAACACCTGCTGTTGCTTGTGTTTGGAATTTGCCTGCGTCATTAGAGGAAGCAAATGTTACTACATAACTTTCTCCATTGTTTGAAGATACTAACGAAGTTAAGCCTAGTGCTTCATCTTCTCTAGCAATGTATAAATTACCTAAAGTTAGGCCTGTTGTTGCTGTTATGTTTGCACCATCGGCTGTTGCACTTATATGAACTAAATCCATACCAACATAACCAACCCCTGTTGATTTACTTATTCGTATATTCTCTTTCTTGAAATGCTTGTATGAAGGTAATAATCCAGAATCCCAAAGTGTTGTATTTTGATAAAAACTTGGCATTGGTACTGATGCTGATATATTGCCTTTGTGTGAGCCTGATTCTACACCTTCTATTGCGGCTATAACATTAGCATTTGAATAATATGTTAATGCAATTGAATCATAAACTGTTGGTGCTGTTCTCATTGTTAAACTATGTGAACCAACACTTGTAATATTACTACCATCTATTGCATAGTCAACGTTTGCTGACGGTGTAAATGTTGTACTAGACGCTTCGCCTGTTTGAGATATAGAATTTTTAACTACAGTAACGTCTTGTGAATGGAATGCTCTATCTGTAAAAATATTCTTTTGATGCTTAGGTACAAATTCTAATGCTGTACCACTTGCAAGTTCTGTTATAGATTGGTCAATAGTAACTACATAGTATCCACCAGAAACATGTCTGCTTACTGTATTAACTTTTGGTCTTGTACCTGCATAACCAGATATAATGATTTCATCATTTACTCTAATGTTACCTGTAGTATCTTGTCCAGAAACTATCGATACTGCTAACTCAAAACTACCAGCGGCTTTGGTTGCACTTAATGTACTTGAAATTGATGCTGTTGATATTGGAGAGAAAACAGGGTATGTTGAATCTGAAAATGCTGATGCAGATGAGCCTGATAATATGCTTCTTGCATCAGTTGGTTGCCAACTTTTAACTTTGCTAGTGCCGTTAAATTCGCCTTCAACAAATCGTACACTAGGAACATTAAATGCAACAATATTATTATTGGCAATACTAGCCACATGGTCTTTTGCACTTAAAGTATTTTCGTAGTAACTTACACTATGATAATCTGCTGTTGCTGGATTAGTTGGATCGCCGCCAATATAGAGTTGTCTACTGTCTGTAGCCAATCCTATTTCCCCAGGACGTAATGGCTGAGGAAGATCTTGCTTAAGACCTCTGCGGTGTTGTATTCTCGATACTATTGTTTTGTCATTATCTGCCACTGTTACTGTCTCCTTACTTAACAGTATTTATCACATTTAGCAGTTAAACTTTGTTATAGTAGTCGGCTAGTCTCTGTGCCCATTTATGACAGTACTCTTCAAACTCGTCGCCTTCTATAACAAAATCAGCATATTTGCCTTCTCTGTCTATCATAAGGATAGCAACTTGTTTAATGTTTGTACCAAACATTTCATTGTGTGCCAATGCATAAGCACAACCTTGCATAAAATAATCTTCAATCCACTCACGTTTCTTAATCTTTTTAGCAGTCTTGAAGTCAATAATACTTTCAACTCCGTTAAACATGCCCACAGCATCGCTTGTACCTGCGTATAAGCCTTTTGCAATTAAGGCTACTTCAACACCCCATATCTCATTTACTTGACTTAGACCCTTGTCTATCATCTCGTCAAGCATGTTTTTAGCCATTATGCTGATATGATTGTTACCTTTGATATCGTAATCTTCTTGTAACACATACTTTTCTAAAGCATTATGTACTTTAGTACCAAGTCCTGCGGCTTCTTTGCTTACACGGTTTGCTTCTGCATCACCTACACGTTTACGCCAGGCTATTAGGGCAGTTTTATCACCAGTATCTGAAAGTACTGTGGTTACACTTGGAACTGGTTGGTCGTCGTCTCCAGTGTATTGTCGTTGTCCGTTTTTTGCTGTTACCCGTTTAAGTGTTGGGTATTCAAACTTTTCTACTAACATAAATTATTTTCTTTTGTTTAATATACTAATTATATAGTCCGCAATACGTTTGTGTCCTTGTTTATTTGGATGGCAATCGTTAGGTGAGATATAGTCGTACTGCTGGATTTGTTTTATAATATGTTCGTTATCTATATCAGATGTGTCTATACCACCATCGGGAAAAACATTCTTGCCAAATATATTTTGTAACATATTAGTATTAGGATCTGCTATCCATTTTCCTTGTGGAACAATATTTACTTCCGGTACTAAATTCATGCCTATCCACAATGGAACAATCTTAAGTTTGATATAATTTGATTTACAAAGAGTCCATATAGCATTTAACGTCATATTAGCATCAAAATCAGCAAACTCTGGTAGGCTCTTTGCTTGTTGAAAATTTAAAAGTTTACCTCTAGAAAACTTTTTTATTCCTTGAAAATGATGTCTTTTAAAATTATAGTCTATGCCAAAATCTCTTGTTGCCGCAGTAGTTTGTAACCAAAAAGTATATTCATTGTCATCAGTGAAGTTACCATTTGCTAGCCAATTACACATTTGAAAGTATGCAAATTCGTAACTTCCACCTGCAATCGCATAATTTTGATATGTTGTGCCTCGTTGCTTAGAGACAAGTGCTGGGTATGATTCTTGTGGATTTTGAGTATTATCTCTGAGGTTAGGAAAACCAGTTTTTTTTAGTGTTCTAATTTCTGCTGAGTTTAGTTTGCTTGGTAATTCATTACCTATAGCCCAACTGTCGCCAAACCATATATCAATACGTTCCATACACATATTTATGTGTATGTTATATTACCAACTAATATTCCAGGTAATTGTATCTGTGGTTGTTAAGTTTTGTGCTATTTTGACACCATATCCTAAGTCTTTAAAATACTTACAGACATAGTCTACTTGATCTTTTTTAGTTACATCTGTAGTAACACCATAGTATGCTTTGTAATACGCATTACTATCTGTCATTGTTGTGCCTGTAGATACGTTTGCGTATAATACTCCGGCATCAATGTTGCCTAGTACAGCAGTTTCAATGCTACGCACTTCAGCATGAATAACTGAATTGTTCCTAGTATCTTTACGGGCCGTTGCCGCATTAGAAAATATACTTGCCATTATAGATCTGCCTTAATATCTTTCATGGCTTGATCACCAGCCATTTTACCAACATCAACTGTTTTTTCTGGGTCTGTGTCTATATCCTTACTTAGGTCGCCTTTTGCTCTAATAGTTGTTTTATCTACACTACTAGCAAAACCGCTTTGCCCTAATACACTAATTAAAGTGCCCATGTCGATTGGCCTATTAATATCAGCCTCTAAATTACTTTTGAATTCATCTGTAGGGATATCAGCCTCGTCATTACCATCAGCCATATATCTACTTAGTAGGTCCTCAATGGCAACTACCAATTCATCTTCTGGACCTGCCATTCCAGAACTGACTACTTCTGAAATGAGCATTAATTAAACCTCTGCTCTTCCGAGTGGCTCTTCTTCTGGGCCTGCCATTGCTGGAACGTTGTCTGCTACTGGCTCTTCCATTCCTAAACTATCCATTGAAGGATCGCTGTTTAGTTCGGCACCTAAATCTGCCGTATCACCAAGACCGCCAACCATTTCGCCGCCTGTTAATCCGCTAATTTGTTGATCAAATGCAGACTTAACAGCCTTAACTGCTTCTAAGTGTGCTGTAAGTAATTGTGATGAACCATCTGAGAATGATAATGCTGTATCGGCTCCCATTTCAGTTCTAATAGAATCTGCTATTGCTGGAATATCTACATTAACCATTCTACCAATTCTTTCTACTTGGTCTTGAATATCATCTGCTAATGCTCTAACAGCCATAACAACTTCTGCTTCTTTTTCGCCAACTTCTTCGTTAAGCATTTCATCTATAATTGAATCAAACATTGTACTTTCCTCTACTGCTTCCTCTTCATCGGAAGTATCACCAGTTACTTTATATGTTTTACCATCTACTTCAAAAGAATCTTTGCCTTGTGCAATAGCATCTTTTCTAGCACCAGTAAATTTATTTTGCTCTTCAATCTTTCTGCCAAACATTTGGATACCACTAACTACTGAATCTTCTTCGAGACCGTTTAGGAAACCAACAACTGAGTCTCTGCTTTTGCCACTAACTTCAGCAAAAGTTTTAAGTTTTTCTTCGATAGCATTGTAATCTTCCATTGTTGCAAGATCTATTCCAATTTCAGTAGCAAGTTCTCTTACTAGTCTTGGACTCATATCAGTTTCTGGAAGGCCTAACTCTTCTTCAATTGATTCATGCTTACTACCACATGACTCTTCGAATTTGCCAATTGCAGACATAACCATAGTCTCTGTACATGCATCTTCATAACAATGAGACGGGTCTTGTCTAACTTCGTTCATACATTGGCTTCTGGCTTCTTCTGCCGTGTACCCTGAATTACAAAGTTCCATTACTCTTTCATAGATTTTAGCCTCTAGTGCTTGGTAGCCTGGGCTGGATTCGTAGTACCCTTCAACAATCATCGTCTCTGAAATATCTTTTAAACCTAAGTATTTTGCATACTCTGGCTCTAATTGAAATTTCTTCTTACTACCTCTAATTTTATACAAAGCCGCTTTGGCCTGCTCGTTAATCTTCATTAACTTTGTGAGATTGACTGTTCCTGGATTGATTTTTATACCAAATTCTTCAGACAGCATTTTGTTAAGCGATGCTACCTTACTAATTGATGTTTGATTAAATTCATTCAAAAACATAGTGATTTCCTAGTTATAAGTTAGTTATTACACTTATTTATCATAATTGCAAAATTTATTAAAAGTTTTATAACTGGTGTCTTAGCTCTTCTGCAATGCCTTTGAGTTTGAGAACTGTTTCGTGTAATCTTATAAATGCCACGTCTCTTGTAAAATTCTTTTTTGTTGTTTTGATTGTGTATTTGTGAAATATTGATTCGGTGAATAGATCAGCATATCTATTTAACAACTTTTGTGTTCTAGTTAGTTGCATATCTGTCACTGGTTCATAAGGTGAGTTGGGCTTATTTCGGCTGTTTAGACGTACACAAAGCCCTTGTGCTGTGTTTTTTTGAAGTATATGTGTCAATACCACCTTTTTATTTAAAGCCTCTACTATAACGAAGAAATCGTTAGTAGCATTCCTAGTAACCACATAGGCACCACGTTTAGACACATTTTGAGCAAGTTTATCTAACTTAACTGCTAGATCTTGCTTCTGTCTTTTGTTATACTTCTGTTTTTTGTGGGTAGATTTTGTAGCCAACTTTTCCTTCCTTTGTAGTTATTTTACGGATGACGTTTTGTTTATACATCTCTTCGCATTGATGTAAAGTTCCTTCGTCTAATGTATTTATATCTAAAAATCTGTCAAAGTCTATTTTGTTGAAGAGTCTCGCATCATTAGAACTAATGAAACTGAGGTGGCCGTCTTTGCATTTAACTGCTTTCATAATTAACCTTTTGGTCGATATGCCCAGTTCCAAGCACCTGCGCCTATATATCCATCTCTTACATAACCTGCTAGGCACATAGCATCGTCGCTATTAATTCCTTTTTCTTCAGCCCACTTCATAATATAGTAAGATCTGTCTTTATCACTTACCCTAGCAAACTTGGCAACAATTTCTGGATCTGCTTTTGGGTCTGTATCTTCTGAAACTCTCTTTTTGCTTTTTGCAAAAACACTTGGGTTAGGTCTCTTTTGCATTTTGCCCATTGGTGAAGCAACAATGGCAATACCACCGGAAGTTGTTTCTGTTATAATGTCGTTTATAAGCATAATTGTATTTATCTATTTTATCTTTCCGGACTTTACATGTTTATCAAATAACACATAAGGCATATAGTATTTGTTATCACTTGTATTCTTTGTCTGCCTTGCACCTAAACCGCCCTGCTCTAGAGGTTTAACCATTTGGTCATGTGTGTATTGAGCAGTTATTTGTTTTATTGCAGTGGCTCCTGATACTTGATTAGTGCGAATGTTTATAAAAACATTTTCGCTATGAGGTCCTGTTGGGTTACCAACTTCCCACTTAGATGGTTTTAGTTTCTGTTGAGGCTGAGCTATGCCAGTATAGGCGTCTGCTGTACCGTACTTGTCATTAAAGTCTTTTGGTCTCATTTCTATCTTATCAACTGCCATTCTACTATAGTAACTTTCTTTAGTTTTCTTTTTACCAGACTTCATGTTAGCACACCAGTGATACATTTTTGCTTTCTCACCACTGCTATTTTTTGCACGTTTACGCAGATCAGTTACTGAGCCATTGCAACTTGCTCCTGAACGTTTTACTCTACCTGGACGACTTTTGCCTTTCTTTTTACCGTCAGCAAAGTTTTCTTCTATTGCTATTGGTGTAAAGTCCTGCATTACATCTTCAATAGAACCTTCACCATCATCAATTATTTTACCCTGTGGGTCTAATAATACCCAAGCATTGTCGTCTTCGTTATAGCCTTCTTCTCTGGCATTTATAACATATCCATTACTAAGTTCAATAGGTGTGTTACCGTACTCCCACTCACTAATGGCATCTACCACTTCTTCATGTGGTAGTCGAGGATATATAAGTCCACCAAAGTTGCCCTTTGTTACACCTTCTGGTAATAATTTAAACAGTTTAGTGCCACTATGAGCTTTCGCTACGTCGAATTGAGTTAATTTTTTATAGTCAGGTGGTGCGTCTTGATACATCTCACCTGCTTTAGATAACGGTATATCTTGTTTACTTTGTTGATCATATGCAACAACTCTTTTAGGATAACGGCCTATTATACTATTCCACATTGTTTTAGCACTAGGCGTTTGTGTAAAGTCAGAATATATAGGAACACTTTTCCAGGCACTAAAAGCCATGTATAATTTAATTGCTTTGCCTTGTCCTCGTATTTCAGGATCCATTCCAACACCAGCAACTCTATAACCATCTTCAAAAGGTTTTAATTTTAAAAAACCTATTACATTTTTTTCTTTGGTAGGACCAGTTTGATTTGCTTTTGGATTGTGTAACATTGCTGTTACAAATTTTTGCCACATTGTCTTTTGTTCAGGTGTAGTAGATTTAGGCATAGTATTAGAATAAAACAAATACAAATCTCTATTAGGCATCTGTACTACTTCTGTTTCAGATTGTATGTTAGGAATTTTACCTAAACTTTTACCTGGTCTATAATCTACCTCAGGATCATAATCATATTTAGGAGGTTGTCTATTTGTTGCAGAATTATATGCATCGTTGGCGTTTGGATCATATGAATCTTGTGGTCTAATTATTGGTGCTTCGTATACACTTGCCTTAATTTTCTTTTTGAGGTCTTTTTTACGTTGTGCTAAGTCTGAATCTATGCCTTTCATTAATGCTTTCATATCTTGTGCGGCTTCTATGGTTTCATTTAATGTTGCTAATCTAATAACACCACAACCTAATCTATCACCTGCATTACCTGTTTTTGCACTTTCCTCATCTCCGCCCTTGCCTAAATCATCTTCATCAGCATGAACAACTATTGCTCTGCCTACAATGTTTCTATCTCCGTGTAAGTCTACACGTTTTAAAACTATTCCTATTTTTGCAATACCGTTTTCATCAGCAACTATGTTACCTAAGTCACCTGCATGTCCGCTATCTAAGTCTCCGTGATCTACACCGTCTGGATTATAATGTCCGCCTGCACTTTCACAGCCATTGCTTAGGTCTCCAAATTCATGTATATGAAAACCATGCTTACCTGGTGTTAGTCCTGTAACTGTTCCTACAACTAGTACAGGCTTACCAGGTTCTTGCTTGAATAAAAAGTTTCCTTTATCGACACCATCTACAATATGTTCTAATTCACATTTTGCATATATAGTATTTTCTTGTGCTTCATAAACCGATGCACCTTTGCCAAATTTAGTACTAGTTTTTTTCTTTTTCTTTTTCTTCTTTTTGCTTTTACTGTATGCTGGCATTGAACCAAAGTACATATAACCTCTTGCAGGTGCTGGCGAACTATCACCACTGTCTGTACTTGGTCCTGAATCACTGCTACCTGATGAACCGCTGTCGCCTCCTGAGTCTCCTCCGGCACTTGCTCCTGCTCCGGCACTTGCTCCTGCTCCTGCTCCAGTACCACCACCGGCTCCTGCACCGCCACCGGCTCCGCCGCCACCGCCTCCACCGCCACCGCCGCCTCCGCCGTCAGCGAAAAGGTTTCTTTTCTCTAGTGCGATTTTTAGTTTGCGGTGAAAGTCAGACATGTCGTCTTCAGTTTGAATAGTTGGTGTGTTGCTTGTTGTATCTTTATGCAGTCCCATTAGTTGATCTAAGGTTTTATCTCTGATTATAACTACATCTACAACTTCTTTACCTAGCAATCTAGCGGCATCATATCTGTGATGCCCGTTAACAAGTTTGTAGTCTTTGTCTAATATAAACGGTTTGTCTTTACCATCAAAATCTCGAGCAACCTTTCTTGCTAGTCCTGGCACTCTTTCTGTTTGTACTGGTTTAATTCTATCTATTGGAAAATCTATTCGTACAGTATTATAATTTTCTAAGTCTGGCACTTTTAATTGAGGCATCTCGGCTCTAGGAACAGGTGTTCCTTGAACATTGTGTGGTAATGTACTTACCATTGCTTCAAATATTGATTGCTTCACGGTCTTACCCATTTCCCATTTCTATATACAGCAACTTCACCTCTATTACAAAGTGTGTATTCGCCTTCTACAGGCAGTTGCGGTTCTCTTACTTTTATTTCTTCGTTCATTTACTTAATTGCTTTTGTAATGTTTTGTGTAATTTTACTTTTGCATAACCTCTAACAATACTTCTCATGTCAAAATTGTCGCCGTATTGAGCTCTAGCGGCTCTAAAGTCTCTAATCATTGCAGGATCTGGAATACATATATACGCATCCATTTGTGATTTAATATCATCAGACATTAAAGGTTTTGCAAAAATTTCTTTTAACTTTCTGATTGTATCGTTGTTAGGTACTGCACCTTCCTTAACACTATTCAATTCTTTCCACATGCTAATAACATGCCTTGCTTCGAAGGCTTGAATATTAAACTCTTGTCTTAATTTGTTTTGCACTTCTACTGTTGGAAGTTTTTTGCGAAATAGTTTACCTACTAATTTAATCATTGCAGGGATTTTTTCCTTGTTTGCAAGAGAAACACCGTAACTAGCTCTTTCTTGGACACTTTCAACTTTCTTACGCATACCCGAGCCTCTTACTTTGATTAACTCTACTAAGCCTTTTTCTTTTTCAATGTAGTTTCTAATGTAGCCGTCATTTTGTGCTTGTTTTTTTCTTATAGATAAAAACGGTTTGTTATTTACTGTGTTAATAATAGTAATTTTTGGCTGAGCTTTATCATCTATAAATACCGCTTCTAGATCAACTTTGTCTTTATCCATCATTCTGTCTAACTTTTTAAAGTCTAGCACATAGTAGCCACCTTTTAAAGTATCTTCAAACTGCACTAACTTAACTCTATCGTCATTGAGAGTGGCAAAGAACTTAATAGTATTCAAGAATTGCATAAGCCAATCTACTTCTTTATCTTCAGTTGTTAGATGAGTGTTTATTTGTTTTGCCGCTTCACTGTATGCAATAACATAAGCATCATTTATTGTTGCTGAAGACATAAACTGGTTTTCAATTACAGATAAATCTGCACCAAATTTTTCAAACATTTCTTTCAATATAAAGAAACGTTCCGTTGATACACCTTGTGCTGTTTTTCCGCCGCCTACTTGTCCCATTTGTTTTGTACTACCTACTTTAACACTCATATCATAATGTTGTAGTGTTCTTTCTGGGCCGCCGTCTAAACTGTGAGTTAAAAATACATCTACTTTGGTATCTGTTTCTCCGCTTACACCATCAGCAATTACTTTTACAGCATCAACTTTGCCGTTTTTAGCAAAAAGTTTTGTGTACTTGTCCATGTTGTCATTTACATATCCTACAACATTGTTACTGATATTATTCATCAGAGACCATTTCTCAGGGTTTATAAAATCTTTATAAGTATCTGATTTAAGATTAAGTGTGAGTGTAAAGAAGTCTGCTATAGGATTATCTGTTTCTCTAGCAGTAAGTGTTAACTCATGCCAACCACCTTTATCTGGTGCGTCTGTTGGCAATCTTTTCATAACTGATTTTATATCACCGTCTGTGATAGGAGCAATAGGTCGTTTAAGCAATCTAGCAAATGTGGCACATCCTAATATACCTTCTGCTACTTCACCTTTGTTAGAGACTTTTTCTCCGCCTGTCCTAGAACCAAATTCTGCTGTTTTTTCTAATTTGTTCCAAGCAACGTTATTGCCATCTATGTCTATAGGATCAGGTAAATCACTTGCAACTGTTACACCCTTAATCATATCTGGGTGTAATACAATTTCGCCGCCGCCGGCTTTATCAGTCATTTGAAATGGTATTCCTGCATTAATTTTGTTAACAAAAGCATCAAATCTGGATTGGTCTTTGGATAGTTCAGTTCTGTTTAAATTTCCTTCAACAAATTTACCATGTAATTGACTAATTCTATTTGCATCTACGTTTTCTAACTTTGCTATTTGTTCCTGCAATGACAGTTTATTAAATTTAGTAAATACACTTTCATGACCTTGTCTACGAGTAACTGCTAATGCATCTTGGAAAGTAGCAAAAGGACCGTTTTCCATATCACCTCGATTTGCTATAGTATTTAAAACATGCGATTTGAAAACATTATCTTTCAATGGATCGTTTAAAAATCCTACTAGGTAATTTACTTCGCCACGTGCTAAGTAATTCTGCATACCACGTTGCATCATTCTATCGAAGCCTGGATGTTCTGCTCTGGCTTTATCATAATCTGAATTAACCTCTTTTTCTGGTGGCGTTGATATTGTATTATTTCGATGTTGGTCTGCGTTTTTATCTAATGCGTCTGCTTTTTTAGATAACTCTGGGTTGTTTACATGCCAAGCCGCGGCGGCTGTTGTAGACAGAGGCGTTCCTACTCCTGGTTGTGACGTCTCTGAATGAGGTACTAATGGTTCTACATTAGGTTCTCTAGAATCACCTTCAGTTGATATTGCTATGCCTTCCTTCTTTAATTCAGCCTTCAGTCCGTTTATACTAACATAGTCAGCAGGGTTATCAACGAGATCTTTAAATGCTTTTCCGTATGTTTTATAAAACTCTTTCATTACCTTTTGAGCGGCTTTAACTCTCCATGGTCGATGATTCTCTTCATACTTTTGTATTTCATATGCATCTAGAGCCTGGCTGAAATGTGCCGATGGAATTACAAAAACTTTTCCGCTGTTCAACTTAGTTGTAAACTGTGATCTAGCTCTTAGTTGTTTTGATTTTCTAACCTGTTTAGTAAAGTCTGGATTAGTTAAATCTCTGTACAGATCTGTCCACATGTATGCCTGAGAATGTGCAGGTATATTTAATGTTATAGGTGGTCTTTCCTGTACACTTCTCGCAAAGTCATCTTCTCTGCCAGGAATATTATTTTTGCCTGCAATCTCATCTGCTTGGCTTTCAAATCCAACTTCTTGTGCAATTTTATCAAATCCTTGCATCCAATCTTTTAAAGCCTTAAATTTTTGCTTTACTGCTGTTTTAACATCACCAGTTTGGCCAATAATTTTTAAATTATCAGGATCTCCGCCTTCGATATCTTTATAATACCTGCCAAGTGCATCTCGTATACCATCTGTCATACGATCTCCCAAACGATTTAAAACACTTCCAGAATTTGGATTTGACATTTCATTACTTTTAATATCTTTAAAAATCTCTATCAGTTTTTCTTTAACGTAAACAGTAAATACTAATCTATTATGTACTCCGTCAAATTCTATTTGTTCATGGTCTCCCCATGCATTAAGTAACGTCCTCGATAGTTCCCCTATTTTCTTAACAGACTCAACATATAACTGGAAGTTGTCGTCTTTGATTTCTTCTAAATGTAAGAAACGTTTACGCAATTTCATTGTGTACGAGTTTAAGTAGTTTTCTAAGTATGTATCGCTGGATGATATGTTTGAGTTAAAATGAGGTGCAACTGGTTGCGAATAATTGTTATACTTATTGAGGAACTTCATTAGATCTTTAAATTCGTTCTCATAGTAAATCTCACCAGGCTGTGCTGGAGGATTAGAACTGTTATATCCGCCTCTGGTCATGTTAGAATAGAAACTGTTAAACTCTTCATCTTCTATCATATTAATGATGCTATATTTTATATTGTTTCTTTTAGTTTCATCTGCTACATCTGGTGTAGTTAGATTTATTAATTTGTCTATTAACTCTTCTTGATCTTCTTTAGACCAACCATCGCTGTGTATTGCATTCCACGTACCTTTAACAATTCTTTCTGCTTTTGGTATGTTTAAAAATTTTGGCATTGATAACATGTCTTTCTTAAATAAAGAGTCAATACCTTTTTTAAGTACAGATGCTTTTTGGTCTATCCTGTCATTTTGTGTAGGAATTGGGTATTGGTTTATTCGAGAAAATATAAGATCAGTAAATTGATCTTCTGATATATCAAATTCTTTAAAACTTCTACGAATAACGCCTATTGATTTAGCATTAATATTTGTTCGGTGCCTATCTAATCCTACATCAAGAGCAAGTAATCCCATGCCTTTAACGTATTGTTTTTGTGCTTCTTGTTGAGATGCGTTTGTATCAGGCTCAGGTTCTTCTTCGTTTATTCCTACTTGATATAAAGACAAGTAAGCATTAGTTATTGCAGTAACACCATTAAAATAGTTATCCTTGCTTATCATACTCTTAAACAAATCTAATAGTGGCTCGTTAACGTCTGAGCCAATGTTCATATCTGCTCGACTAATTTTTCCGGCGCCGTGAACTATTCTGTGTATAGCATTTGCATAGTCTTTATTAAACGCATCAGTATAACCTGCTTTCATTACCGTTGCATAACGTATAACTGCTTTAACAATCTTAGGCATGTCTAAATGATAATCATCACCGCCACCTATTCTAAACTCTATGAGGTTGGTTTTTGTTTTGCTATCAATCTGACCCTTGAAGTTAATACTATTAAATTTACCACCGTCTATACCTTTTGCTAATTCTCTTTCGATATCTGAAAATCCTTCTGTGCCTTTGCCTGAAAATTTCCGTGCATCGTTGGCTTTTCTTTTTATATTCTTACTTTGTTGTTTTGTATAAGAATTGTTTTCTCTACCAAATGTTTGTAATAGATAAGTGTCACCTAGTAGTGATGCCATTTTTAATTTATTTGGTCCGCCTTTGCTACCCCAAAATTCGTCGTCTTCATCTTGAGTGAACTTAGGATTTTCTCCGTACCAGCTCATAGTAACATGTAAGCCTGTTGAACTGTTTGTGTCTGCTCCTTTTTCCTCTAACCATTCACAAAAACTTTTTAGTTCTTCAAGCATCTCTCTTGGAGTCTCATAGACTGGGGAAATAATTTCTGCACCTTGTCCGGATGAGTCAATACTACTATCTGTTTCAACTGCCCAATTTTCTGCATCACCTGAAGTGTTATCATAATCGCCTACTTCTGGATACTGTGAAAATTTACTGTTTTGTTTTTGCCATTCAGATAATAGGTCTGCAATCTCATGCAATCCACCTTCACCATTTAGTTCTGAATAATCAATACCATAATCGTCTAAGAAATTTGACATACTGTAAAATTCATTACCTATCCATTCGTCTATTGATGTTTCTCTTTCTGCTTCTTCATATGCTTCTTGATAAACCTCACCGTCGTCGTCTAAATATTCTCGTATAAAGTCTAAGTATTGATCTTCGTATTCTTCGTCAATGTATTCTCTTATCCAGTTTATTTTTTCCCAACCGTCTTCTTCACGGTTTTCATATTCGTTAGGATCTTCATGTTTAAAATTATCTCTGTATTCTTCTACAGCATCTATTGTAGGTGCGTCTGAGCCTTCTTCCATAAAACGTGTATACGATGAATCTTCATCACGTTCATTTTCCATGTACCTTGCCATTACATCGTCGTAGTAATCAGGTACTAAGTTTTCTCTTACATACTCTGAAAAGCCTTCCATAATATAATCATTGTCGCTACTTGATACATATACAGAATCAGATACTTCGTCCCAGCCCATATCGTTAACATCTTCGCCGCTACTGCCAGAGATACCGTCCCATGAAGTTTCCGCTTCAAAGCCACATCTAACAGGTGAGTCTAATGCGTCTGTAACAATTTCTTTTCTGTTAAAGTTAATCTCACAAAGAGGTGCTTCACCTAAACGTTTTCTTGTAAGTTTTTTAATTCGTCTTTTTAATGAGTTTTTCTTATGGCTTTTCTTAATAGTCATTTTATCAAGGATGTCATGACCTATATGTTCATCTACCATTACTTCCATTTTAGGATCATATAAATGATATTCATTGTCAGTAGTTTGTACAACAACTCTATCAGGTTTTGGCAACATACCTACTTTACTTACAACCTTTCCTTGTACGTTTCCTTTATTGTCTTTAAACTCTGACCCATCGTCAAGATCTTTTGCTGTTACTTTGACTAATTTAGGCTCAGGTGGTTTGGTACCATTTGCTGTAGGACTTGTTGATTGCTTTGTTACACTAGTAGATGATTGCGATGTAGTAGGTGAGCTTTTTGTAGAACTAGTTCCGCCAGCACTATATGATGGACTGCCTGATGTATTCCCGTACTCATTCAATTTTTTTAATAACGACTCAAGAGTCTGTACATCGTTAAATTTCATTTACTTTTTCCTATTTGGGAATCTGTTTGATGTTGATTTAGTTTTTCTTGTAGGCTTGAACCTAACTGATTTATTAAGTGATGCTACCCTCCTACTTATAGGATTGTATTTTTTAGATCTTCTCGCCTTACGAGCTATCCTGGCACCAAATTTTGCTTTTGTTTTTTTAAGTGTTAATCGTTTTTTGAAGTCTATTGGTGCACCACATTGGCTAGGCTTAGATACAACTCTACCTTTACGTCTACCACTAGTACATCGAACAGCACGTTTTACTGTTTTACCCATTTTACGCCAAACAAGTCTGGCTTCAAATATTTCTGTATCGTCGACTTCGTTGATTCTCATCTACCATTTCCTGCATGACCAGTAACGTGCTTTTGTTTTTGGTCCTGGATTAGCACAATTATGTCTTGCTCTAAAACTTTTTCTTGCTTTAGGATTAGATTTCCTAATACGCATTGACTTACCCTTAGCACTTGTACCGCCGTGTCCAAAGTTTACTTTTTTAACATTACCTGTCTTTGGATCTTTGACATATACTTTAAACTTTTTAACGTCACCTTGCATAGGCTTGTTTAGTTTAACTTTACGTCCTTGATACTCTGCTTCAAATACGTCTTCGTCGCACTCGCTATATCCTAGAACACCAAATTCCTCGTGGAAGTCTTGTGTATCCTCTAAAGTAATCTCTTCTTCCTTGACAGATTCAATTTTTTTACACTTGTTTACACGTTTGCCTTTGTTCTTTCCTGTTCCTGGCTGAGTGCCAACTTTCTTATGTCCGGGCCAGCATTTATCTGGACCTGCAACTTCTACTATTTTCATAACATACTTCCTATTAATGTTCCTACAGTGGCTAATAATGTAGTAATTGTAATACCTACTATTGCAACAATCCAGCCTTCTAATTTATCAAACCTTGATTTTGTATCTTCTTTAAACTCTCTGAGTTCTGTAGTGATACTTTCTATCCTCAGCATATCTGCAATAATATGTGCTTCTACACCGCCTTCCTGGATATATTGTTCCGGTTGTGGTATTTCTTTAGTTTCTACTTTTTTCCTAGCCATTGTTTATCTCTTATAATAAATCTTGTTTGGAGAATTCCATATTTACAGAATCCTTCGTATCTATTGTACCACCGTTCAGTACTATCCCATTTAATTCATCTCTGAGAGTATCTATAGTATGAACGCCTTCACGTTCAAAAGCAAATTTAAAAATCCAACCTGCTCCTGTTAGTGTTGGAGCACCGTAACCTTCTAATACTAATGCACCTACTCCACTTAATGCAACAGGATTGTTCATTACTACAGGCATTGCCCTTAATCCTATTACTTGTACTATACTCTCAAAGTCTTTTTGTGTGTTATCACTAAAATCACCTGTTCTGGTAATATCTAATGATGTAAACAATGAATAAAACTCTATATTACCAGATAAAACTTCCTGGTTATTCATTGCTCCGCTTCTTGTTAACGCCATGTGTGTCTCCATAGCAAGACATTAATGTACTTGCTTACACTATTTATCAGTTTTTACAATATTGTTTTGGAGTCTAGAAAGGGACGTCTTTGGATCTTGTTGTTTGTGGCATGTATACTTCCTCTTTAGGTAGCGACTTATTAAGTAATGCCCGTTGAACAAATGCTTTTCTTGTAACTTGGAAGTCTTTCATTACTTCGGACTTAGTTCTTGCATCTCTAAAGTCGCCATACCATGTACCTAATATTTCAATCATTGCTTGAATAATGTCGTTATGTATATGTAAACCTTTGTCTCTGTATTCTGTAAAGTATTCTTGTATCATTTCGTACAGAGGAAAGTAATTTTCTCGCATAGTCTCTTCTACAGCAATACGAATACTTGATTTAGCAACCAACGATAATGGTAAAGGTGGATGGTCGTTTTCAAACGACTGGCTAGCAAATCCAAATGGGCTTAGTATAAACAATACATCTTTACATATATGTTTGTGTACTAGTTCTAACACCTCTTTGTGTGATTGCAACACTTCGTCATGTGACATTCTACGAACTTTATGCCTTGCTGGGTCAAGATATTTTAGTATAGGTGCCGCATGTAGGTCTTGCCCTGTTACTTCATCGTAATATATGTCTGTGGTTCCACTAAACAATACAACCTTATCAAAGTTAAGCATTTTTTCAAGCAAAAAGCCTCTGTCTCTTTTGCCTAATTTAAACTCTTTGGCATTATAGCCTTCCCATATATCTTCGTTGTACAACGAATCTTCTTCGAACAACCACCTCAAATGCATTGCAAGAGTTTTCATATTAAATACCCCTTGCCCATATCTTAACACTCTATTAGTTGTCCAACCCTTTTTCTCAAATAAACTTGCAAAGTCTTGCACTATGCAACTACCTGCCCAAAGCACATTGTCGTCTTGTTCAAAGAACTCAGTGTTAAATGAATAGAACCATTCGTAGTTAAAAAACTCTCTTGATTTTTCAAAACCTGGAGTGGATGTTGTTATAAGTTTTCCTTGTCTTGCGTTAGCAACTTCCATTGGAATTTCAAAGTTACCAAACATAGACTGAGTGGAACTCATTTCTAAGATGTGATCGTTTATAATAAGTGGGTCATCAAATAAAGGCATGCTAATACTTATCTTACATACGGTGAGTATGTAATATGTAGTGGCTTATTTGCCTTTTAAGTAATCAGCGGCTCTACTAGAACTGCTATCAGCATCGTCTATGTCAAAACCTGTTTTATTTTTTGTATAATTTTTTAAATCAGCAATTTTGTCTTTTACCTTATCCATGCCTGGAATAAGATCGCTAAGTTTACCTCGTTTACTGCCGCTTGAACTATAATTCTTGCCAAAATCTTTATTTTTAGACTTGCTAACACTAAGTTGAGCATCGTCCCACCATCGAGGATTTTGTTTAGCAGGTCCTGATGTTGGTAATTTAGTATCGGATGGTTTAGCGTCATTGCCTGCTACTACTTCGTTCTGTGCCCATTGTACTGCTTGAGCAACTGTTTTAATATGAGGTTGTGCTAGTCCTTGCATAACTAATGCCACAAACTGTGGATTTTTTCTATATGCAATTTTCATATCTCTTAGGTCGTTTTGGTTTATCTCTGAACTTTGTCCACCACTTGAAAAATTACGTCCAGTATCTGGTTTAAGATCAACATCCTTTCCGTCTAACTCGTTTATTATTTCAAATATTTTCATTTTTGTTTCTTCCTTCCACTAGCCCAGTAACCTGCTATTGCTCCTATACCTGTGCCTATCTTCTTTTGTGTAGATGGTTTTGCTTTTGCAAATTTATCTACTGCATATTTACCTGCTATAGCACCTGCTACAGTACCTGCGGCTCTTTTAGCAAAAGATGTGCTGTTTGCTTTATCAACTTGCTTTTGTAACTGACTATCAGAATTACTATAACCTCTCTTTTTGAGGAATGGTTCTAATGCAGGAACAAGCTCTGAACCTCTACCTGCTCCGCCACCTTGCCTTTTGATTTCAAATAATATTTGAGCAATCAAGGCATTCTTTTGTGCAAATTTTAAAGTACTATATGTACTTATCAATCTTCGCCACCTTTTGTAACGAGAATCACGTATTTTAAGTTGTGTTTCTAATCTGTAAAAATATGTAGTTGCATATTGCTTATCATTATGTGCTTGAGCAACCATACGCATATACCTTAAAAACATCTTGTGATCAAACTGTAGTGTTTTTAGAAATGATAAACTTTCAACGTGCTTTGAAAATTTCATGTTTCTATTATCTGGATAATTTAAAGCATAAGCCAACAAATATAAGTCTGTTGCCGCTGTTCTAAATAAAGAAAATGAACCATAAGATGCTGTTAGTTTTGCATAACTCATTGCTTTCTTAACTGTTTTATCGTCTAAAAACAATAATTGTAATACTAATGTATTTAGAAACATTAAGTCAGCGACTTGTCTTCCTGTAAAAGCACCAAAACTTCTAGAATATCTAAACAGTCTTGCTTCTGCTAACTCTTGATTTACTAGTGTTAACTCCATTATCTGGATACCGCCCTGTTTGCCGCACTAAATGTTGCTCTCGGCACTAACTTAATATCACCTTCAGGATGTGCTAATACATATCCTTCGCCACTGTTTGTGGTGTGCCCTGTAATACGTTGTTGTATATCGCCACCTTGGTTCTCAAACTGAGATATAATTTTGTCTTTTACTTGCATAATCGATGAAACTGTTTTCCACATTGCCGCATACGCTCTGCCATGCTTTTGTATATAATCTGAAATACGTTGTTGCTTAACACCGCTTACATTAGATGTTTGTAGCCAATCTATAAAGTCTATGCCTAACCCATCAAGTCCTGTATCTACTTTAGAGTTTATATACCTATACAGTATCTGTGGAAAGTCTGTCATTTTAAGCATCGAAAGTTCTGTTGGATTCAATAGCTCATCTATTAATGTAGCATTTTTTGTTACAAGTTCTTCTAATTTGTTAAGTGCGGGACTAATCTTTTGTGCAGGACTCTCAACACTAATAGGCGGAACAACTAATACATTGTTACCTGTAAATATATCATAGTCCTGTAAAGGTGTTTCATTACCTTGTTCATCTATCATTCTATGTATAACTATACCTGCATTACTTTGTCTAATTTTTTGTCCTAATTCTGATTGCACATCTACTGCGTATTCAACAATATTAGGCTCAAACACAAAATTGTTATTTACAACTGGTGGTGTTTGACTGTACAACAAGTCTCCCTTAAAAAATCCTGAGTAATCATCAGGAACAATTAATTCAAACTGATTAAATAAGTCTGCCATAGTATTAGCAAATTCTATTTGTGCAGGGTCTTCTCTTTTTGCACCGCCGCTACGTGATAAAAACATATTCTTAACTTCTTCTGCTGAAGTTGTTTTACCGTTATAGCCTTTTGCACTCCATCCACTTTTGTCTGTGAACACAAATTGTCCATCTGGCGTTCTTCCAAATATAACTGCAGGCATGCCGTCCCATTTAATTGTCACGTCCTTGTGACCGTTCTTCTCCAAACTTTTGAGACTATTAACCACTCGCATAGCACCCTTAGAGCCTTCCCAAAAGATCACATCTTCCGCATGTTGTATCCTTGCGGCTTCCATGAGTGTTTTTATTTCTCTAAATCTCACGACAGTTTCCTCATGTACATTAATACATCTTCTTGTATTTGTAAATCTGATGGAACACCGATGTCTTGTACTTGCTTGTTGTTAGCAAAACTGTCTAGTATCTTTGCTGTGAGTTCTGCTGGATAGTTTTGTTCTATTGCACTTTTTAAACTTTCGTAACTGTTTAAATCTTCTTTCTTATCAAGTCCTAATACCTTTACTATTTCATCTGGTGTTAACCAAGGACCGTCTATAATAACATTGTTATTTTGTTTAGTGTAACCTTCGCCGTTCTTTTTAGGCACAGGATTTCTTCTAACTCTGACTAAACCTTTTGTGGGTGAAAATAAGTATTGCTCTGATTGTAAACTTCTGCCATCTTCTGTTTGTTCTGCAGAATCTTTTCTATCATATAATGCACATATGACTGCTAACAAAATGTTTCTAAACACACCCTTGTATTGACTTTCACCGTCTGCAGGAGAATGATAATATGTTTTCATCCAACCCGGATTCCCTGGCATAAAGTCTAGTTGCACATATCCTGTCCTTGCTCTATCACATGTTTTGTTTGCATCAAACTTGGCAATTTTAACCTTTGTCATAATCACACTACTTTTAGCAATGTCTATGATATCTGGATTTATTTTTAATTTGTCTAATAGTTCAGGCATTGCTTCAGGCTCGACATCAATTGCAACATCTATATCTCCTGAAAATTCTTTTTTACCTACGGAACCTAGTACGTTATTTTTTAAGTCCATGCCCAAAGATTTTTCTAAATAATCTAATGTAGGCTCTATTTCAGAGATATGTATAGCACCAACGCCAGACATACTACCACTTTCATTGATAGTGTCAATCCTTTGTTGAGTGACTTCCATTAAACGCATAGTGTTTAAGCCTGTAGTTCTTTTGTTAATTGAGCCCTTTGTTCTGGACTCATAGATTTTATATTTTTTACTGCTTGATAAACTTCAGCATCGCCTGGGCCTGTAGTACCTGTAGCATCTTGTTTTTGGCCATTAGCGACTGCCTGTACTAACTGTTTCGCTGTAAGTTCTGGATTTCTAGCACTTGCAGGAATACTTATGCTATTAAATCTTCCTTTAGCACTAGCATTAGTTACTGCTTGTTTAACAATTCCTAATATTTCTTTTTTATTTAAAACTTTGTTTTCTTCGTAAATTACAGATTCAGGTTGCATTAGCCTGCCGTTTGCATCTAAAATTCCTCCGTCAAAACTAGGATTTTGCTTAGGTCTCTCTGGAGCGGGTTGTTGCCCTTGTTCTTTGTCTTTTTCTGCTTTTCTTTGATATGCAGGTTTATCGTAGTCTATATTAGGGTCCATTGAATTAGCAGAAGATTCAGGTTCAGGGTCTGGTGCTTTGCCTGGAGTAACTTTTTGAAATGCCATCTGTATAGCATCTGGATTGATATCTGCATCAATTAAAAACTGTGCTAGGTCTTCTGAATTTGGATTTTTATTACCACCTGCAGAAGTAATTGCTAGAAAACTTTGCACTAATGCGCCGCTCATTACTATGTTGTTGTATTCTAATCTGGCTTTTTCATTACCAAAGTTTGCACCAAGGGTGGCTTTTACTTTGTCAAAGAACTGACCGCCTGCAATGGTTCGGTATACATCACCTGCTCTTTCGAGCCAACCTGGCTCTCTAGGCTCTGCTTCAGCAACAATCTTATTCTGTTGAACTACTTCCGAAATTTTCATTATGTTTCCCTTGAGATTCTTTTATAACTTTTTTAATACCACGGGAAAACTTTTTAGTATCCTTACTACGAATACTATTAATAAGTCTATTAGTTAAATCCTTAGCAATCTTGTCATCATAATTGGTTTCAATTTGCTCTATAAGGTTAATTGCACTATTAATAACATGCTCGCCACGATTCTCTACAACATAGTCTTTTGACCTGTCAACAGATATAGAATTTAATTCTTCTAAAATGCTTCTTGTTTTACGCATGTCATTCCTTTGTGATATTACTATGAGTATTTATCACTTTTTACTTTTCAGAAAGTCTCTTAACTGTAGGCCTGCTTCTACAACATCCTGTGCAGACGAGTCATCAGAGTTAATTGTGCTGGTCCGTTTGAGTTGATCTACTAAAGTATTAGTAGTCATTGTGAGTGTATCTTCGTCGCCTTCGTCTAAATCCTCGATACGCAATGTGTCTGGATTAAATTTTAAGTCTACTTTACTACCAACACCACTACTAGAACGTGTTTTCATAAACTGTATTTGATATCTGCCACGTTCTCGCATAGCATTACTTGTAAATATACCCACAACATTATCTGCTGTTTGTATTTTACTGATACCACCTGCAATATGGTGATGGTCAAATTCTATTTCTTCTACAGCACTTCTGTTTAACTGCGATGCTGTAACCATTAGCAACTCTCGTTCTTGTGCTAAGTTACGCAACTCCTCAGATACAAATTTATCTTTAATAAATGTGTTTTCTGCACTAATCTTTCCGCTTATAGGCATCATTAAGTCTAAGTAGTCAACCAATAAACAGTCTACTTTAACACCCGATTGTATCTCATACTCTCGCAAAAATGCTCTAAGATCGTTAGTAGTAATACCACTACTCATATACTTAACTCTAAACTTACCTGCTTTTTTGCCTTTCATACGCACTTTTAAATCTACGTCGTCAATATTTTTCATAATATCTTTAGCGGCATATTCACTAACCATGCCATCTAAACGCATACTAATTAACTGTTCACTAAGTTCTAAACTAACATATACAACATTAAGTCCTGCTAAACTCCAGTTTACACCAAAGTTTTGTAAGAACAAACTCTTACCAGCACCTGAACCACCAGCAAAGATTGTTATCTCTCCTCTGTTTAGTCCGCCATATAACTTTTGATCTATTCCTTTCCAACCTGTGCTAACTGCACCACTTTGTTTCTTGATCCATTCTAATCTTTCTTTTGGATTTTCAAAGTAGTCTAGTCCTAAGTCTTTAACAAGACTTACTTCCATTGCACCTCTAATTTTTTGTTCAACAGTTCCATAGTCCTGTTTCTCTAATAAGTCCGTGCTTTCAATGATTGCAGTTTCCATTGCTTTGTGTCTGCAAAAAGTTTCAAACTCATCCATAAACCAAGTTTGATGCTCTGGTGTTATGTTTTGTATTTCTTCAAATCCTATACCACCTACTGCATTTATTTGCTCAAGGTTAGGCATAGAATTATAATCTTTGCTATGAGATATCAGCAAATCAACAGTAGGTCTAAACTTTCTACTGAATGCATCTGCATTTACAATGTTTTGACATCTTGCAAATAGATCATGATCACTGATTAAAAACTGTATAAACAGTCTTTGTATATCTTCGTTGTATTCTTTTATTTCACTCATTTTTTAGCCACAATGTTTTCTCTGGTTAAACGTTTAGCAACATTCCTACCAAATACTTTTTGTCCTTCTTCTGTAGGCGATGTTCCACTCATATGATGTTCAGATAACACACTAGACGGCATATTCAAATACCAATGTGTCTTTGTTGTCATATATGGGTGATACACACTTCTTAACACATCACCATCTGGCAAGTGTGATGTTTCTCTAACAATTATTCTAGCAACACAATGATATGCTCTAGTAAACAATGCTATTGTGTTAATTGCTTTTGCTTGATCGTTATATACTTCAGTATCTCCACGTAAATCTGTCCATGCATTTAATTTTAAATGTTGACGTTTTACTAGTTCTAAAAAATGTTCTGTAGGATTTGCCCTTAGTTCCTCATCTGCTATCCATTGATTACCAGTATCACCGCATACATTTACATGTGTGCCGTACTCTGGAATCCAAAGTGTTTGATTATAAGGATTAGGAAATTCTATAATGAATACATTGTTTCTAACATCTCTCACAAATTCTTCTTCATCAAAAGCACCTATTTCATTGATAAAATTAAAAAAGGATTGTAATATTCTTTCGGAACTATTATATGGCTCAGCCATATTGTGGAAACCATCAAAACTTGTTGCTACTACATTTGCCCAAGAAAACTCTCCTCGTGTCATCTCTGTACCATCAACATATAAATTTTGTGCCATATTTATTACTTTCCTTTTAAGTTACTTAGTTAAAACATCTTAGATTTTACTTGAATCTTGATCTTGTTACTTGTTGCATTTTTTATAATGCTGTTTATTGTTGCAAGTCTACCATACCTAAGTACAGCATCTGCGGCATCTTTACAGTCTGTGTGCCAGTCTGGAAAACTTACTTCCCAACCTAAAACAACTGCCTGTTCTACTAACTCAATACCTGCTTCATCTTTATCAGGACATACTATAACACGTTTTCCTAACTTGTCAATTAAGTGTGCTTGTTCTGGTGTTACATGATTGCCTTGTACAGCAATGCCATCAATCATAATAGCATCAAACACTCCTTCAGTAACAATAACAATCTCTCTATCGTTGTTTGCAAATGCATCAATGTTAAACACATATCCACTTGGCATATTATGTAAGTACTTAGGTGTCTCTTTATCTGGTGGTGCAATATGTCTTGCTGTCCAACCTATTAGTTCGCTGTTATATGTAAACGGAACAACTATTCTCTTTCTGTTTGGTAAGTCATTTATATGCAGTAGCGGATACATACCTAGTATGCCTCTGTCTCTGGCATACTCTTTCAACGGATTGCCGTCAGGTAATGATTCGACCATTTCTGTGTTTTCTGGAAGTTCAATTGTTTCAAATGCTTTGAAGTTATAGACATAATCGTTTGTGTCAGTGTCTTGTAAAAGTTCGCTATTCTGCATAAGCGATATCTGTACGTCATGTATTGTCTTAGAATCTGCACCTAACCTGTCTGCTAGTTCTCTGTACTTTCTTCCTAAGTGAGGAGTAGGGCTCCAGCCTGTAGTATAACTACAATTGAAACAATGATAACTTATTTTAGGACCGCCAGTAATAATACCTGCACGTTTTCTTGTATCAGAACACATAGGACAATCAAACGTCCTCCAACCACTTGGAGTAGTATTCGTTCTAACGGGTAAGTTATCTAATAATAACCTATGTACAGATTCTACAATGTGTTCGACCATGCGTTATTATAGCATAGTTAATGTAAATGTCAACTAGTTTCTTAATAAAACTTTAGTTAAATTAGCAGTTGTATCACTCACAGTTGGCTTACTAACTACTCTAATCCAATTAGCACTGACAGTAAAAGTTTCAGTTCTAATTTTTGTGTTTGCAGTCATATCAATATGTTTTACATCAAACCAATCGTTGCTTGTATCATCCGAATTTGGTACACCTGCAATTAGGCTTGCCTGGACTGTTACTTGTCCTGTGTATGCAGACGCAGGATATACTGCTACAGTATGCTGACAATTTTGAAAATTCTTTTCTAGGTTACCATACATAGCATTAGAAACATAAACATTTGCATCAGCACCAGTATCAGTATCTGCAGTTTGTAAGAATGTAAGGTCTTCTTGCGTTGCAACTGGATCTTGAACTACTTGGTCTGTTACTTCTATTTCAATTCTAGCATTGCCTTGTTGATCACTGTACAAAGGTAGGTAGGTTTGGTCGTTTTGATCATTCTTAACAATGTGCATATGATATAACCCTTTCTTAACATTCTGTAGATCACCGTCTGTTAATACTAGTTTTACAACACCAACATCTGACGTATGTACTAATTGCTTAGTGACTAGCCTTCCTTTGTTTGTTGGTGCGACGATATATGCATACAAGTTGTCTGCAAAAACGTTTGTTTTTTTTCTGTCCTTATTTGTGATGCTAAAAAGTAATTCGTTGTTAACACCCTTATGGACTTTTAATTTTCTATTGTTCATAGGTCTGTTATCCAAAATAATTTGTGTATCTGTTGCCACTAAATCCACTATAGTGTCAAAAGAATACAATTTTGCTGTAAAGTTGCTCATAACTGTATTTATCTGTTTTTGTATTTGGTAAATACAGTTGCATGACAGAAATAACTACCGAAATCGAATTTTTAACAGGCATTAAATATGCTGGCAACGAGTATGTTGGAATAGTGGTAAACACTGATAACCAGATACTTACATTTTATGATGCCGATATGATCGGAAGTAAAGATTTAAAACGTGAGTTTTTAGAACTTGGCAATATTTGGTGGTGGGAATCTAATCGTATGCTACCTATCGATGTGTTTTTACATCATGAGATGAAACCGTTTTATCCTTTCTTAAAAACTTTTGCAATGAAAGACGTAGAAATTTTGTTCGGACCTGTTACTAGTCTACAGAATTTAATTAAGAAAAGAGTTAAGAGACGTTCTATTCAACTAGTTAGAAAGACAGACTAACTAACCTTCACACAACAAATTAAGTTGCACAATAATTGCCACAGCATAAGAATATGAGTGAGACTTTTTAAAGAAATAAGTATCATTTTGTGTTTTAGTCCAAACACTTGCTTCTATTTCTTCCCAACTTTTACCAACCAAGTATCTTTTACCCGGTCTTATCAGTGCAAGAATCATTGCTAGTTGTTCAACACTTGTAGGCAAATGCTGTTTAACAATATCATAATGATTATTAATGTGGAATAATTTTTCTACAACTTCTTCGTGTTCAAACAATTCCCACATAGGCTCTGTTGCTAACAGTCTATCTAAGTGTGCTTCATCTTTAACATCTTTATATATGCTGTTATTGAGTACGTCTAATTTAAACCATCCGTCCTCTTCTGCTTGTTTGTGATCTATTGTACTAAAACCTTCTACTGGAAAGAAAGGAATGTTTTGTAAATATACACCTGTGTTGTGCTTATTGTAATTGCCATCTTTACAAATACTTGCAGGTGTATGATTAATGAGACGCAATAGATCATCTCTATTAGCCATATCGATATCTACATCAAAATCAATCTTCACTAAACAATAAACTCCACTTCATTAGTTTTTCTTTTTTAACTGCTACACGTTTTTGTATTTGTTCATCTGTTACGAGCCCGCCATCTTTAAGTATTTCTATCATACACATAACGTCACCTATTTCTTCTTGTAACTGCTTTGTGTCGCATGGCTCATCAAAACGTATCATCTTGCTACATGCTTGTATTAGTTCACCACATTCTTCCATTGTGATTACTAACATTTCTTCTTTCTTTTTCATTATATAATATCAGCAATCTCATCTGCTAAATTTCTAAACCATTGAGTGTCGTGGCCTTTAGTTGTTTCAGCCGCAGTACCTAACCTGATACCACTTGTTTCTGTAAAACTCCTAGGGTCGTTTGGTATACCATTTTTGTTAACTGTTATACCATTCATCTCTAATAAGTTTGCCGCGGACTTACCGCTCATTCCTCTGTTTGTTAAGTCAAGTAATATTATATGCGAATCTGTGCCTCCTGTCAAGCATTCAAATCCATTTGCTGTAAGTTGTTCTGCAAATGCTCTAGCATTTACTAATACATCATTTGCATACATGCCAAATGCAGAAGAATTTGCTTCAACAAAACATTGTGCTTTAGCGGCAATCATATTCATTAATGGGCCACCTTGTGTGCCTGGGAAGATTGCACTATTAATACGTCTACTGTATTCTTCTTTGTTCCACAGTATAATACCGCCCCTAGGACCGCGTAGCGTCTTGTGTGTTGTACTTGTTACTACATCAGCATACTGAATAGGACTATCGTAGCATTTACCTGCTATAAGACCGCTGTAGTGTGCCATATCAACTAGAAGTAAAGCATTTACTTCATCTGCTATAATTCTAAACTTTGCCCAATCTATTTGTCTTGGGTATGCACTAGCACCAGCAACAATCATCTGTGGTCGTACTTCTTTTGCTTGGTCCATTATAGCATCGTAATCTAATAACCCTTCGGCATCTACGCCATAATGATATGCTTGGTAAATTTTACCTGAAATGTTAGGTGGTGACCCGTGGCTCAAATGTCCACCACTTGCTAAGTCCATGCCTAGTATCTTATCACCTGGTTCTAAGAATGCTTGGTAAACTGCCGTATTGGCATTTGCTCCGCAATGTGGTTGTACATTAGCAAAGTTACAACCAAACAGTTTAGTAACTTCTTCTATAGCCATAGACTCAATTTCGTCCATGTGGTCGCAACCATTATAGTAACGTTTTCCTGGATAACCTTCAGCATACTTATTTGTAAATATACTTCCGCTTAGTTCCATCACTGCCTCACTGGCATAGTTTTCACTTGCTATGAGTTCTATTGAATTATCTTGTCTGTTTTTTTCTCTGCCGAGAATATCGAGTATTTTTTGGTCCATACCCATATTTACCTAACTATTTAGATTGCGTATTTTAATCAGGATATCATCTACTTGTGGGTCATTGAGTCTGCGAATAACATCACTAGTAAGAGGTGTTGTATAACAAAGTTCGTCTTCAAATAGAACTGCTACTTCCCAACTACCCTTGATAGGCGTTCTACGAAACCTACCGTCTCTGGTTGTTATATCTTTATACTCTGGTATAACACTTGCTCCATAGCCGTTAGGGAAAGCATAGACTCTGTGGGTTCCTCCCCAAGTACCATCCATATGAGGTTTCTCCTCAACTAAAAAATCTTTCTGCCAAGCCATTACAACTTTTCTCCTAGTTCAAATCCTCTAAAGGTCTTAAACCTTGGGAACCTAAGGCTCCAAATGTCATCAGCGTCTTGACTTTGTGTTGCCGCATCAGCTCTAATCTCAACTAACTGTCCGATTACAGCATCTTTAACTGCCCATACATCTTTACGCATGTCATCAGTTAAGCCACTACCAACATTTAGATGAAAGTCTTTGCCATCGTCATTACCAGCAACAACAAGAGCACCTAACATGCCTTCGTTTTTGCCTGTGCCTTCTTCAACGCCTACTACTTCAAGTGTTACCTCAATGAACGGCTTGATCTTTAACCAAGCATGTGAACGTTTGCACTTGTACGGATCATTGATAGGCTTTATCATTAGACCCTCATAGCCTTCGGCTAACGCAAGTTTGTTCATATCTTTGAACTGTACCTGCCCTTCGTCTGTGTCTAAGTCTACAACTGTTGCATCAACTAACTGTATTCTGCTGTTAAAGTTACTGCTAATGTCTAGTATACGTTGGCGTCTAAACATAGCACCATGCTCTGTTCCACCTGCGTTAAACTCTTCAAGTGTGAGCATGTCAAATACTGCTAGATATGAATCTTCAGTTTG